TCGCATCAAGTACCTTTATATACTTGTCAACTGAGTCAATTTGAGTATTGACAGTTTCCACAACATTTTCTGCAAAATCAATAGATTTTGCAATTTGTTGTGCCTCAAAATTTAATGCATTTAATATATTTTCAGCGTCTCTGTATCCACCCAACGAAATCCCTTTAACATTGGCAAGTGATAATAACGAGTTTATTAATTTCTGTACTTCTGCGCAATCGTTAAATTCAGGACCAATATTTAACAAGTGTAAAACTCTCTTTTGCTGACTAAGAATTGCACTTGCACTTGAAAACACTTTGTTAATCTCAACTTGTTTTCGAGCAGCAATTTTAGATTTAAATGCGTAAGTAGCCAACTCTGCTTTCAATGCACGCTTTGACCGGTTCAACTGCATTTTTAAAGCCATTCTTGCAGGGCGAGATAGCCCTACTAATGCTTTGACAAAACAAGTAGATATTCCAATTGTATTAACTATCTGTTGTAATTGTGCAGTGGTAATTATCATAGTCCCATTTCTATCTTATCACGTTCGGACCACTCAATCCAAGTTACTGTTAATGTCATTTTATGGCCTCTATATAAAAGTGTTATTTAATATCATTGTTTACTTTATTTAATTCTAAATCTTTCACTTTTGAAGACAGTTCTTGTATTGCTTTAATCAACACAGCAGTTAATCTCGAATAATCTATAGCCAAATTATTATCATCATCATGTTTATGGAAGACTACTTCTGGATACACTTTGGCTACTTCCTGCGCTATCAATCCCACTTCAGTATCTGCAAGATTATCTTTTGCAAAACCTTTACCCTTATCATTCCAATTGAATCGTATAGGATTTAACTGATTAACATTTTCAAGGCATCCGGTTAATGGTACGATATTTGTTTTTAGTCGTTCATCTGACGCAGCATCTACATAAGCTTTAGTGGCTGCATCTTGAGCGTCACCTGGATCTGTCACATTTATAATTTTGTGTGAATCCATATCCAGTACGTTTGCATCAATCTTCACAACTCCAGCGTAGTCTATAGTTAGTAGACTTGTCGTCCAGTTGTAGACCTCTAACACAATGCCTGCATCTATGCCACTATTTCCATCAGGGTCTTTAGCTCTTATATGTACCGCCCCTGCAGCTGTCCCATCATCTACATAGGGTTCCCCCTGGATCAACAATCCTGAAGCGGTCGTATGAGATGCCTTTCCCCTCAAAAACGGGGCCATAACATTCGCCACTGCCGTTCCGTTCTCGAGGCTTAACAACCCTATGCCATCAAATGACGTCATAGCAATTCCCTGGCCAGAAGTCCCTCCGGTGGGTAGCTGACAGTCTATCTGCCCAAATATTTGTATATATTCACCTTGAATATCACCACCTACTAATAGGTCATGAGTAGTAGTTAATGTATTAAAGTGTGAACCAGAAGAGGCTACAACAAGAAAATGAGATAATTCAAAATTAGTTGTACTGTCTCTCCACCATAAGGCTGCCCCGCCTTCAGCTCCACCTTCGTAGAAAAAGATAGTGCCGTCGCCTTCAGGCCCATTAGAATTAACGAACAGTCGATCTCCAATTCTAACATCACCAACAAAAGTTGAGTTACCGATTGTTGTCGATATCCCGTGGTCGAAAACAAAGACACCAGGACCGTCATCCCATTTCAAAAACGCGCCGGTAGCAGAACCTCCTTCATAGAAATACAGATACGAATCACCATCGGCACCATCATAATTAATATAAATATTATCACCGGCTTTTAAATCACCACCGGCTTTTAAATCAATAGCAGATTGTAAACTATGTGATATTATAAATCTATCCTCCGCATCCCACCATCCAAGGAAGGCTCCCTGATTAGATCCATTCTCATAGAAGAAGAAATAAGAAGAAGCTTCAGGACCATTGTGGTTAATATAGACCTTATCACCATTAACTATAAGATCATCATTGACTTGAAGATTTCCGTCAATTAAGGTATCTTTGAGCGAAGATCCAGAAGTAGTAGCTATTAAATTCGCTGCGGTGATATCCTGTGTAGTAGTATTACCTATATTAGTGACGGCCTGAAGACTCTGAGCACTACTTCCTGATGAGGTATCTACATAAGCATATAATTTTAATACTTGATGATTTAAGTCTATTCCAATACTTCCTGATACTGTAACTATCTCGTCATCTGTGTACTCTCTGACTTTATGAATCTGATCATTAAGATCTGTACCAATGCTTCCACTTACGGTATCAACATAAGTTTTGGTAGCATAGTTAAATTCTAAGTTATTACCTATTGATCCTGATATGGTGTCTACATAAATTTTAGTAGCTGCATCTTGATTTGATGTAGGATCAGTAACATTTATAATTTTGTGCGATTGAATATCTAATACACCACCTATGACAGTATTGCCGAAAACAGTCAAAGTACTAAATGTAGAACCAGATACTTGCACTAATAATGGATTTGTAGTAGTATTCCCTAAACTAGTAACACTCTGAAGATCTTGCGCAACGCTACTTCCCGATACCGCGTCAACGTAACTATATAATTCTAATACTTGATGATTTAAGTCTTGACCTATTGATCCCGATACAGTATCTACGTAATTCTTTGTAACTGCAGTTAAAATATTACTGTCATATAAATAATCAACCATTGGACCTGCCGCGCGAATCCATAGTTTTTCACCCGTCTGTAAATCCCTGCGTGGGTCTTTATCAGGCGTAGCTTTCAGCGCTTGATGAATCGCAAGTCCAAGTAAACGTTTAATTTGTACTGGATCAATAGCCATTATATACTATTCACTTTTTATTTTTTTAGAAAGGTCAACAGATGATGACTTCTTCGCCGTTCCTGCAGGTGCAGATGATGGGATAAGCGGCGCAAGATTACCCGCAGGTGTTATATAATGTAGTTTATTCACATATTCTACAAGGGAATTAAAGCTTCTTTGAAAGGATTCACCTAAAAGTGCCTGCTCACCATTACTTCCGCCTAGCCTCAGTTCACGTCCTTCGTCAATATCTATCTGCATATCCCCTTCACTAATTGCAAACTTTACATTACCATTCACTTTAATTGTAAGATTACCTTCCTTATCTACGGTAAATTCAAAACCTTGGTCAGCTTTTGTTTTAAGCTGAATCATAATTTCTTTTTGATCTCCATCAGACGTGTCTGCGTAAGTACCATCAGTTACTACAATCTCTCCATCATTCGTAACTTTTGTACCCAGTGTGAGTTCAATAAGAGGATCTTCAACTTCTGGAGCAGTGAGAGCATTTGCATCAGCAGTTTCTAAAATCCTTAAACGAAATTCTGTAAGTGCGTTTTCAGAACCTGCAACAGAGGTATCATCGCCCAACGGAGATCCCGCAACCGAAATAATATCTTCAGTAGATGAACGTTTAACTAACCCAAAGTCTAAAATACCTGCTTCAGTAATTACGCGATAGTTCATAGAATTCTGTTGGATAATATTATTACGTCTATCCAATCTCCAGTAATCCCCTTCTGCTGTTTTCATAAGAATATCACCAACATTTGACATATGTAAATACGTGCCAGTTGTTGATGGTGTTGCAAATTGATTATTCTGATTTTCCTCTGATTTCGCTAAATACGATACCAACATCTTTTCACCTACGCCAAGTTTCATTAATGGCGCTGTGACTTCCTGGGTACCTTCCTGGGTACCTTCCCGAGGAGTACCTACTAAATCTCTATAACCTACAGGTATGTACGCTAAAATATATGCATCAAATCCAATACCAAAACCTACTAATACTACACTGCCCACTGTAGGTAATTCAAATATTCCCTGACCACTCGGAGATAGTAGTATATCTTGACGTACGCCTGGATGATCTAACCATTCAATATTAACTGTACCTATAGCAGGGTTTACACTTGTAATCACTGCGGGTCTCAAATACGTACCTGGTTGAGGTTTTTGTGTAAAGTGTGACGAAAAATCTTTTGCGTTGAATGCGCGCATTAATTACTCCTGCCCGGGATATCAGGATATGTTACACCTGGATTAGCAATTCCATAACCCGTAAAGTTTTCTGTATTTTGAATAGGAGTATTTGTACTTTCACGTGGAGGTGAAGGTTCTGGAGTAACGGGTACATTTTCCCCTAATGCCAACGTTTTATCACCTTGTGCTGATGCAGTGCCCTCTGAATCAGTACTCGGATTCTCAGAGGATATTTTATCAGGAATACCATAATCCAAAATTTCTGGAAGAATTTCCCAAGGTTTATGCCCATATTTCAATTGTAACGTAGTTGTAAACGTTTGACCATATACAAACTTATGTGAAATTCCTATAATGTAATATATCATATTGCGCATAGGAATGTACACAGGCATATGCATACGTAATTCAGGACGACCTAACATTGTTATTGTCCCAACAAATCTTCCTGCATTGACTCGAAGCATCCAAGATTTTGCAAAGTAAAAACAATCACTCGTATCTGTGATATATGGATGACTTAAACTCATCATCCGTCTACCATATTTACGTAACAAACTACTGTCTTCATAAAATCCAGTCATCTTCATAATTTGTGGAGGAACCTCTGAATAATTTGGTTGGCCTGCCACATAAATCGTTGATACAACATCCTTATCACTTTCAGTAAACTGGTAAGTTATAATATCCTCGTCACGAATAATATATACTTCAGGGTTATCATTAGTCAAAATATGATAATTATGAAATCTGGGCTGGTGATACCAAATATCACCAAACTGATCAGCATAGAATTCATAATTAGATAATTGTGCAACTTCATTTGCAATTTCAAGATGACTGCGATATTCATTTTGCCAATTTTGAAAAGATGCGCCAAAAATTTTCTTATATACTGACAAATCCCTCAAACCTTTAGGGGATACTTCAAAAGGTAAAATCTGTATATGTACTCGTCCGGGCCTAAAGAAAAGTTTGTCTAATTTATCGTTCGCAATAATCACATTGCCATCTTTGTCCCATTGAGCTGCTTGGAACTTCAACCCTGTAAGTATTGCACGTTTTTCAACAGTTTTACCGTCAGTACTACTGTCTGGACTATATTTTGCATTGTACACAAAATGGCCTGCGCCGTGTATAGCCTGCCCTTCAGTGTCTTCTCCACCTATTATAAGAGTTTTGATGATCTGCCATCCTTGTTGACCTGAAAAGATATTTGACCATATTTTATATTGACCCCCCCCGGGAAGAGCACGCTGGAAAAGTGATGGATTTACATTTGCTTGAGTTATGTGCATTAATTTTGAAACATCAGTTCCCTGAATACGAAGCATACTAGCTTTTCCATCGTATTCTTCACTGACACTATCAATAAATCCAGTAAATGCAACAATCATATCCTCTGGATCATTTTTATCCTTAAATCTACGGGTCAGTAAACATACCATTAATTGCATAGGAACAAATACACACCTACCATTCTCTAACTGGCCTCCGTATTCTTCAAAGAACGCAGATTGGTGCTTTGTTTTTTTCTTTAACTCTGCAACTTCCTCTATGCTGAGAGGAACTTTTTTCAAGTTGAGCCTCTCTGTTTGAAACCTCTTCCTATTTGCGGCGACAATTCTATCCTGTTTTTGCTTTTCTGTTAGTTCTTCTGTTACTTCTTCTTCTGCAGGTGGAGGATTTTCCCCTTGAACAGGGGGATCCTGAGACTCCGCAGCTGCTGAATCATTAGAAATAATGTTATATATATACTCATCTCCATCTTGATATACAATATATGTTTGTCCATCATCGCCTTCAGGAGGATCGGGGTATACCCGTGGGAACACTTCATTATTTAAAAAATCCTGAACATTTTCCCAAGTTGTTGCAGCCTCTGCCTCTTCAATAACTATACGATTAGCATCCACAGAACTAGTAAATGTTCCAACTGTCCCCTTTTTCAAATTTGTAATTTCCATTTCCATATCGTCGGCAACAAAATACTTATTATTAGCATTATTAATACGTACAGTAAATTGGCCAAGTTTCCCAGTACTACCCAGAGAAAGTTGTACATCAGTAATATCACTAATATCAGGAATAGTAGTAAACGCACTAGCCAAATTTCTTATAGGATCACCATTTTCATCTATCGAAACAAACACAAGGAGAGCCTCAGGATAAAAATTGCCTACAGTATAATCATCAATATTTTGCTTAGGTTTACTCATTCTAATGTTTCACTTTCTGATTGTGCTTTTTTCAGCTCCAAAATTTTTCTAAGGGTTTCGTCATTCCGAATAATCTGATTTACAGACCGTGTAGTAGCGTCGGATAAAGCACCTGTATCATAGTGTATCAAGAACTTTAATTGGTAAAAAAGCTGAAATGGATGAGTACCACGTTCTTCAAAATTAAATTCAGCAAAATGTCCTACATATATCCGTCCACGAAATTCAAGAGCAGTTAATTGGCCTACGCTAGCACTTTGGGATTGATCATTTTGATCTTCATCATACCACTGTTCCAATATCCTAAACGCTTTTAATGCAGGAGAATTAGATTTAGTTGGTGCCTCTTCTACTACTTGAGGTAAAATAGGGAGACCAAAGACCTTGCCTACTTGTATTTTAGGATCGGGTGTTATATTACCCGTGGTACCTTCTAGTGTAATTTCTCCTATATCAGGACCCCAATGTTGGAATACCCAACCTGCACGCGTACGTAACTTTTGGAAAAATTTCTTCTTACGTATTCTAATCGTCGTAGGATTAACATAAAATGATATAGATTCCAAAAACGCAGTACTAAGTGGTTCTACATAGGGTTTTCTAAACGCAGCATCAGTTGTAGGATAATTATCATAAGAAATCCCAAATGTGCCCGCACTAGTAGTTTCTAAAATGTATATTTTTGACGACAACGAAGCTAAATCATATCTTGAACGATCGTATGCCTCAAATATTCCATCAATTACAAATTCTAAAGAACTATATGGTACTACTTTATCTCCAAAGAAATACACAGGAGCATCCCCAGGATATGAACCACTAACAAGATTAGCTTCAACAGCTGTGGATGGTTGTGTATCGTATTTTACAAACTCAGGATATTTATTTTTGTATCCACGAATACTAACAGCAGGCGCATCCGTTCTGTATGATGGTACAGTCGGAAGCCTATAAAATTTTAGTTTTTCTTTTTTACTCGCCATCTTTATTTCCCAAGGGTTCCACCCACTTTTTCACCTGTAGGAGTGTCTACTAACTGCACTTTAATTTGCACACTTTTTCCCTCCATCACTTCTACATTTAATTCATCTTCACCAGGGATTAAAGGCGTGCCTGGTGTTTTATGTGCTTGAGTTTTTCCCATTTCAGAACTTTCTGTAGCTTCCTTCCATAAACCAGTCTGCTTTAATGCCCAAGACATAGGAAGTGCGGCGGGTCCAGCTATTAACTGCCCATAAGTAGCTATAAAACCTGTTTCAATGACATCACCCACAGTCTCGCCTCCTAAAGCTTCCACAATCAAGCCTGTTGTATGTGCCCAAAATGCCCTCCACTCAGAATACCATTGTTGATTAAGCCTTGCATTGTCTTCTGCAAGTTCCATCGCATCTGTCATACCATCAGAAGCTGTTAACATTCCCTTAGACGCTTCTAACATTTTGTCACCCTCAGTCATCATAATTTCTCGTAATTTTTCTTCCGTTATCGCACCACCCGCTGCTAATTCAGGCCCTATTTTTTTAAATTCTCTCCAACTTGGTATACCTATTGCCTGTGCGGTTTGTTCTGCTGCACCCCACCCAGATGCCTTTTCAATTTGCATAAGTTTTTTATAAGAGCCTTCCATCGCTTTAACATATAATCCTTCAGAAGTTACTGATCTATCCGCTAAAACATTAGATGCCTCATAAGCGCTGATATCTGTAAATTTTTTCCCTCCATACAAGGCACCTGCTGCTTTATCTAACGCTGCAATAGTCTGCGGATCCATGTTGGCACTCATATCCTGAGCAAATGCGGCAGTTATCACTCTCCCCTGAAATCCGCCTGCAGTAAGTTGCTGAGTCGTAGCTAAATTAATCATTTTCATTTGTAAACCCATAGTCATAGCACCACTATCTACAGACGCTTCGAATAGCTTAAACGCTCTTGCACTATCCGTTATAGTAACTCCAACATCTGCAAATTGCGTAGCCAATTCAACAATTAATCCGGTATATCTTTCCATAGGCAATCCACTTTCAATTATCGTGTTTAATAGGTAATCAATTTGTTCATTTATCCCCCCACTAGTACGAATATTGAATACTTCTGCAAGAGTTTTAATTTTATCCGCCATATCAACAGGAGCGGCTACATCATATTTCAATAATTTTTTAAATGTAGCCCCTTGTGTTCCTCCCATTTCTTTCATTAAGTCTCCTCCACTCTGCCCTCTCGCTGCGCGAATCGCTGCATTTAACTTCGGTGCAGCTTCTGCTCCCGCAGCACCTGCTATTTTCCAACCAGTAGCTATTGCATTAAAAGATTCACGAATCGATATATTACCCGCACCAAAAGCTCGCTGTAAATTAGCCTGCTTAATTTGTGCTTTATCAAGTTCATCTGCAAGTTTTACCACTACAGCAATTGCTAATTGCACTGCAGATACCCATCCCGCAAATGTACTTGCAGCCATATTAGTTGATTTTCCAAGAACATTCATAGAGCCATCTAATTTATTTACAGATGTTGATGCGTTTACTGCGGCAGTACCAAACTGTGTAATTCCACCCCCTGCACCACTACTTCCTAGTTTAGAAGTTAAAGTGTCCGCAACTTTAGCAAGTTGAGTTTTCGACTTAATTAGTCGAGACACAGCAATTTCTAATCGCTTCGCATCCTTTTCAAGAGCCTTATATTGATCACTCTCTGTTTTAAGCCCTTTTTGTAACCCCTTAAGAGCTTTTATATACTGTCGAAGCTTTTTAACATCATGCCCAGATTTTGAGGCACTTTTCATGATATCTTCACGATTATCTGGAGCAGAATTTTGTTGATCAGCCATTAACCTTTCTCCTCTTCTATTATAATGATATCACCTTCAGTTTCTGTATCAATTTTTTGTTGTGCTACTACATTTCTAGCTTTTTCACGGAGTTGATCATCGTATGAATCGCTATCAAAGAAAGCGTTCTCCCGCATCGAATCAGTATGCTCTTTAATCTTCGCATATAGTTCTTTATCAAACCAAGGTTTAGCAGCTTCAAAAATATCTGTGATCATTGTCATATTATCTTTTGTATCATTCATTGCATTAAGTGCAACCCACCGTTGCTGTATTAAGTGCAATTTACCGTTGTTAATTGATAATACATGAGATGAGTCACTGTGCTTATATATAAGCCATAATCCCCGAGATTCATTACTTTTAACAAACTCAACAACAGCTTCCAACAAAGCACACAGTGTAGTGCGTTGAAATTCAAAATATGCAGTTTGTAAGGGATAAAAATATACGCTAGGAAGATCAGTAAGCTGTACAATACTATCGAATACAGCACACTTGACAACCTTTGAAAGGAATTCTACGCAATCTATAACAGTACTACAAAGCGAAATATCGTCATCAGTAAAAGTGAACTCAAATGAAATTCCTTTTACTTTTACCGTCTCAGATGGAAACTTCCCACCAATTAAAATATTACGTAGCTGTTGAAGGGTTATCTGATTCATCACTTACCGTCTCTTCTCCTGCATCTCGGTTCCCTCCAACATTTGAATCGGCATCAAATTTCGTCGCATCTAATTCATCAGGTATAACACTCTTCCCCAATAACGATGCTACATATCTATTTGACATTTCATCGTACAAAAACGCTAAACGATTAACAACGGCCTCACTCAACTTTTTAATGAATATTATCTTATATTCAAATAATGAAATTGTACTATTACCTGCAAGATTGTGCTCTTTATTATATTCTTCTAAGTCTTCTGCAGTAACAATCTCTCTACCATTAATAGACTTCATACATTTTGTCAAAAGATAAACCTTTGTCAAATACGCCATCTCTAATGGGGAAACATTTCCAGTAAGTTTTGCAACTTCTACGAGATCTCCCATAGTCAACATTTGCATTGTTACTTGCCACTGTTGAACATCACTACCCTCCCACGTTTCAAATGGAACCATAGTTTCAATGAGTCCTCGAGTCTGTACACCTAACTGTTCTAAAATAGACATATGTCTCCTCTTATTTTTTCTTACAAATAAACGTTCTTAATCAAATTACACTACACGAGTACACTGGACTGTCATATCTTCAACAATCAAAAGACCCTCAGACGAAATAGTCTTTCCCCATTCAGTAATCCAACAATCCTCGTACGTAAGCGTTCTCAAACGCGTACCAGCGGTATCCGCTTCTGCAGGACCTGTTATCTGACTGTTAGGAACATTAGTAGGTTTCCAAACGGTTTCAATCACGTTGATAGATTGGACTTGCTTCTGAATGTCTTGAGAAACAATCCCAAAGAAATCGAGCAGAGTATCTTCATACAAGCGCACCTTATTCAAAGTGACCTGGTACGTAGGCACACCCGGGACAATTTCAACGATCTCGCCACCATTAGTACTAACTTCACGTACATGTTCATGTGTACGGGTTTGACGCGGGGTAAAGTTTCTAAGCGTACCGACCGGAATATTATTTATCTGGATTTCGTACGAATAGAATACTTCTGCCCGAGTTTGTGGAAGTCTAGCCATTAATATATCTCCTTATTCTCATTTACACGTAAATGTAAAATTCCACATTGATATAGTTTAACGGATACAAAAACTTAACTGAGCCTGTCACGTTAATACGTGTAGGTTCATTAGGATCTTGTGCCGCAGTAATAGGAACTTCACCAGTGGTAGGATCATTTTTTGTTCCATATGAATCAATCAAGCCATCGCGCACGAGTGAATTCCAAATTGCTTTAACAGTAGCGGCTACTCCAGCAGGGGTACTTTCACTGATCACAATACCTTTACCAATGTATGCTGCTGTCAATGATGAACGCGTAATTCTACGTACCAAATCATCTGCGGCAACAACAGAAATTTCTCTATTGTCTGCATTTGAAGTGTCAGTAGTAATTGCATGGCGTACTTTAATAACTCCAGACTTTGCGAAAATCACGCATACACCAGCATTTGCCATACGATTCATATCATACGGTTCATACTGATCATCAGGAATTGTAAATCCTACAATCTGTTTACCTGTAACTGGCTTGATAATTTTATCCTGGCCTGTAATAAGTCCGGACAATGCTGCTGCAATATATTCACCACCAAGAACAAGGGCAGTTCCTGCTGAAGCTGTACGTGTAACGTCTGCATCTGGCGCAACAAGAACAACTCTCTTATTATCCAATGCATTAGCCTTGGAAACAAAATTGTCTACAGTAACCACAGTAGAATCTGCACCAATAATACATTCTCTTTCATGGCCAATATCGGGGTTGGATTCAATATCACAATGCGTAATCGCTAAATTCTGAATTGCCGATCCACTAGTAATCGGAACTATGTACGCAATATTAGATTTCTTTTTCAACTTATCAAATGCAGTACTCCAATTAGCACTAGCTGCGACACTTCCAGAAACTTGAAGACACATAACTGCTGGTGCACCATTTTCAAGTGTCATGTTTGCAGCAATTGTAAGTTTACCTGTGTCTGTTGATTCTGCACCATAAAACGCTTTAACATCGTTTGAATCAACAAACAATTGAGGAGTAAACTGACTAGAAGGTACATCATATGTATACGAAACATAATATACTTCACCTACTCTAGGTGCAGTAGATCCCGCAGTACCATACCAATAAATTGAGGCTGATCCAGAAGTAGTGTAATACCCCGCCCAACTTGAATAACTTGCAGCCGCACCCGGATAAGGTGAGACTGTTACCAGTGAAGCATACCCTACGGCAGCACCACTAGTTGGAAGGACATCAAACTGGCCCGCTGAGCCCCTCGTAATTGCAGTATCGGTAACAATTCTAGTAGACGGACCTTCGCCAACAACACAAGGAATACGCGCATCCTCATCAATATTGATTATACGATTGTTCGCAATACTAGTAACTCTAACCGAAGGTGGTGTGTAAGTCATTTCTTACGACCTCCATAATGTTATTATATATAATCCACTTATTTTCATTAGTAACCTGTTATATCATCAGTATTTATATCTTCAAGTACAGGTAAAATAAAGTCTTCTACCCAATTTGAATATACAGACAGGCTTAAATCAACCGAAAATAATCTATCATTTCCACGTACACGGACAGATTCTGGACCCTTGTCTACGTCTATAATATAGATCCCTTCGTCCGTTAAATCACTTACGAAGTCGTAGTTCATTCCTGTCTCATTAGCACTTGTGCCCATCTTCTCTTTACGTTGAGGGTTCGAGTGTTTCGCCAAGTGAAAATACACAAAAAGCAAATCTGCAATTTTCTGTGTAGTTGCTAAATCTTTAGATTCAACGAAAACTCTTATAGTGCTCTCTAATCCTCCACCAACTCTATAGTATACTGGCCCATTTACTCGGGCAAAAACAGTTTCATCTGATACGGACGACCAACTACCTGAAGTACCTGTAGAAAGTCTAATGAATGGAGTAACTGTAGCATCCGGATCATTGTCTAACATTAAATTGTACGAGTTTCCTGATGATCCACTTGTATGGACGGATACAAAATAATTCGTATCTTTTACTAACGTAACGATGGGAAACAACGAAGTGGACGCCCACTCCATAATACTAAATTCTTTCCCAGAAATACTACCACTAGCTAAAATTGTGCCGGGACCCGATGATCCACTATTCCATAGGCGCACTATTATATCATTTTCGTACGGTCCAACATATTGCAGAGCGAGATCAACCGAACGTAGAGGCATGTCATAGTCTTCAGTCTTAACTCCAAATGCAACCATAGAAGTGGTAGAAAGTGCAATAGTATCACGAGGTCTTGAACCGATTTTCAATGTGTCCCAATAATGGCCAATTCTACTATCAATTGCCCAATGATCATCTGTAGTGCCTTCAGCGAACAGTACAACTAACGGATATTTTTCTTCATTCCACGGATACTGCTCAAACGCCTCTGGGGAATTCTCCCCAGTCAATGCAACAATCTCTACATCGGTATTCTGCCAATTTTCATTCAAAGTAAAAATCTTGTTGACAAAATTCGTAAAGTTTTGCTTTATATTTCGAGGTTGCTGATACCGCATTATCTACACCACTTGGAAAGTAAAGAAAACATGTGCACCATTTTCATATACTCCATCCCAATCTCTTTCAATAAGACGAGCACCCTTACTAAGAGCATCTATAAAAGCGTATGTATTTTTAGCCCATTCATCAGGGCCAGCTTCCCATCCCATCCTAGCCTTTCCTTCTGCAATCGTCTCTTCAATATATTTTATGTCGTCGGAAGTTAATCCCCAAATTTTTGCATCCGCTATAAAATCCGTAATCGAAATATATGTGCCTATTTCTACATTAGTCCCCGGTTTAGCAACACGTAATACTTCTTGAGCCACAAATTCAGGATTTTGTAAATACGCCATAATATGTCCTAAATTAATTGTTCCCCCTATGGAACTATCTGCCAATGGAATACCTTCATCAAGATTCCATAAAGCATCTGGTCCTGTATCTTCGTCTATATCTACAAAAAAGCGTCCTTCAGGTGGAGCCTCTCCCATTTCTTCTTCATAACGTGTACGCCCATATCCAAGATCCAAAAAATTAATACCTTCAGGATCAATATCCATTTGAGACGTCTTAAAGTTCAAAGATACTTTCTTAAAATTCAACATATCTATCCTACACAGTAATCTCCGCGTCAGAAGTAAAAGCTGTTCCATACACAATTTCCGCGTCAGAAGTAACCGTAACCGTTTCTGTAAATACTGGCTTAACCGCATCAGGTGCCAATTGATATCTAATATCACTGTCTTCAATACGCACAGTACCGAATTCTTGATGCATCAAAATACCTCGCCAACGACTATCACTCTTATTAACTATTTCCCACACAACCCCAGTATTTCGTCCCATAGTACCTATGATTAAATCGTAGTTGTTTACATAAGGAGCATTATACGCAATCCAATGCATTAGATCCCGTCTTGTTACCCTACCTATTTGTTCAACTGGTACATCTTCTGCAGCCATTGGAACTCTTACAAGAACAGTATTCACAGGATTATACTTAGTTGCAGAAGTAAGATATTGTGTAAACGCAGCAGGATAACTAGTACCTCTGCAAATAGGACATTCCCTATTAGGATACCCCGTAGATCTATCTACACACGAGCAAATATTCCTGTACGAATACGATACATTACCTGGAATAAATTCTTCATTGAACCAAATCAGGACAGCACCTACAGTATCAACATCTATACCAGTTTCTACTTCTATCGCATATTCCGTATCATATGCAATTGAATCTTTATCAAATACACGAGTTAATTCGACCGCATCATTGAAAATCTTAAACGTATTCTTCTGTGTACGCGAATTCGGATGAGTATCTTCACCATCAGTAGGTTGCCAAATATATGCAGAGTATTGAGATGCAGTAGTTTCCCATGAAGTAATAGATTTACTGCGAAACTCTCCTTGTTCTGCACGTTGAAAAATGTAAAATGGTTCACCCCCTACCCGAATTTGCAGAGTGTGCGACTCCCTCATATAATCTACAACTTCGGCGTCAAGCCCAAGCTCACATTCACGGTAAAGGGCTTCACCGTCACTTAAGGGATTTCCACTGTTAACAATAGGAGACATTTACTCCACACCAGATTAAGAGAATTTACTCACGCCACGTAAAGCGCGAGATAGTGAACGTGGAAATCCAGTGGTGCTACTGAACATTCCACGGACATTAACATGATCCAATGCGTATTTCACTCGCATCGATTTTAAATTTGTTATATACATTTGCATTAACGGACCAAAAATTCCTGCATACTTCGCACTACGATCACGAGTTAATGATATACCATTATCATTGTATATAAAGTGTTTTCCAGCTTCATACACTCCTAGTGCAGTAAGTCCTGTGATCACCGCGCCTTTTTCAACTATAGCCCAATATGGTTGAGGAATAGCTAAAAATGTGTGAAACGTTATTGCAGGTGGATATGCATTCCACCAATTCAAACTATCCTGTAAAAAGTCGAGGATCTCCCTATCTCTCGGAAATTTATTTGCAAAGCCACCCATATCTGCATGCATATATAATTGAGATCTTACTCTTTCAGCCATTTGTGCTTTAATAATAGATTCTCTACGGTCTTCAATTTTGAATACATTTGGAATATCTTGAGTAGCTTCAAGACCTAACGCATCAGACTTCCACCATGCACCATAGTACCCGTACTCCCAAGTAGTATCAGGACTAATTTCATACCAAAACCTACCATTTCCTGCAGAGGTAGCTAACTTATTATCAACTTGAACTGTGCCTGTCTGGTATTGAACCATTACATACACGCTTCCGGAAGGCTGAACAGGTGTGCCATTCTCATCCTTGAACTCTGTCCATATACGTTCACTTTGACCTTTATATACAATCTGCATTTAATTATCCTCTATTCATCCCTTATTACAAACGCCCCATTCGGAAGGATTGCTAAATATCGTTTTATGTTCTGCCCATTAAAATTTGCTTGAAACCCTAATGCAATAAAATTTACAGAAGGAGGACCTTTAGAAAATAATGCATTTACATGCGCTGTAATTTGAACTGTTTCTCTAATAAAATAAATCGGTCGAATATTTGTCAATGAAGTTATGTCAACATCAGAAGCAAAAAAATGATTTGTATCACCATTAATACTAGTTGAAAATCTTCCATCCACCATTCTAACGGTGAATATTTTATTGTCTAAGATTATAGATAAACTTTCAAGATCATCAAGTCTTTTCAACACTTTGCCGAACAGAATTTCTTGGCCTTCAGCATTAGATTCATTAAGTACTTCACCATTACTAAATGTTGCTTGCCACATTTATTTTCCTTTATCCATAAAATTAGATCCGGAATCGATTGGATTCACTTCCGCATCTAATTTTTGCTTTGGCTAGTATTGGATTACTATCCATAATACAATGGTTTTATTATTGCCCTAAATATGTATCCAAGTTTTCCGTTTAACTATATTAGTAATTACCGTTGGACTAACTCCAAATAGTTTTGCGGAGGTTCTTCGGTCATAATTAGGTAAAATAAACAGTTCACGTATTTTAAGGACATCCTCTTCTGTCAATTTAGCATTATGATGAACCTCTCCAACAGCTTTCCCTCTACGACTTTCGCCCATTTTACACTTGGCTTCGTCAGTATGATGTTTACCATACATCCCATGATTCTTTCCAGCAGTCCAAGGACGCGGTTTATCTTTTTGGGCAGTACTTATTTTGGCGCAGTGTTCCTCTGTTCTTACAAAATTTCTAGACCACTCACCAATTTTACGCCGAGCCTCCACAGAATGTATCCGTCCAGATGTCCCTTCTCCACCGTCTGTTAGATTACAGAGAGTACCTATTCCTAAATCTCTACGACCATAGTAGCTAATCCAATATCTTTCTTGACGAAAAGCTTCTTTCTCTGTAAGGTCTTTATGAAGAAAGTGAATTCTAACATTCTTTGCACCAACCTTACAGATTTTATTCTTTAGGAGACCATTACTATGATTATTTCCTAAATGATTACGTACTTTATATCGAGTATCTGATCCTTTTCCAATATAAAAAGGAACATTATCAAAATCTAAATACATATAAATATAATATCTATCCACTCGAATACCATACTATTTGGCGACTATACCAATCGTCAAGTCCTGTCATAAGTGAGAGAAATTGTCTTCTGATTTACTGGTCCTGCGGCAATCCCCGAAGCAGTTTGTAACTGAAAGACCATTGTCGAAGATCTCGCGCCAGACGCATAATCCGGAGTACTTTCATAGTCAGCCTGCCACAACGTACCGTCAGTTGTATTAGGTAAAGCTATATTGTTACTTCCAGGTAACGACGTTGGAATATCAGGAATACTTAAACCAGTCTGTGTAGGCGCACCTGATTTTGTGTAACTACCAGAAAATTTAAGCGTTTCACCTGAAATAAGCGCACCGGCAGATTTATATAACTTCGCGTTAGATACTGAAGTAAATGACCCAGACCATTGAGCCTGCCAATACTTTACATAACTATTTGAAGCTGCTGCAATAGGATTACTAGCTGTAGCCAAATCTGCACTATCCACAGAACCGAAATTAAGATTAGACGCTAGTGCAGTACCATTACCTGTATCTAGATCCGTACCATTAAATTCAACCCATGTAACCGTTACGGCCATTATCTTAGTCTCCTTTATTGCCCTTATTCATTAGCGTCTTGTTCTACACGCTCTTGTTCTGCAATTTCTTGTTCTGCCCGCTCTTCATCTGCTTCTTCACCGGATATAAGTTTATCTTTTGAAGCTGCTTGCTTTTTAGCAAACTCTGCCGGACTAATATCCATACTAACTTTCATTGTCAGTTCGTTTACAGTCATTGCATTTTGACGGTCTTTAGGCGGACTAACCACTTCATTAGTAGTTTGAACTGCTTTAATAGTTTTCGTCAAAAACTTTCTATCTGTCTGAAGGATTTCTTTTTTGCCCGCCTGAACACGTTCCTGGATATGGTTACGTGTCTCTTCAGAGATATTAGCGCGCGTTTCCAGCTCCATATTGGTTCTCTTGACATCTCTTTCAGCCTGATCATACTGCGATATGATATGCTGTGCAGCTTCTTCCCGCAACGGCTTAATTTCTACAGAAGCAGTAATATCTTTCGAAAGTGTAGTACCTTGTTCAAAGTATACTAAATTACCACTTTCTAAATGTGCTGATAAACTTGAACACCTTTCAAGAACATCGACCGGAAATATATTACTCAAATTAATGGCCTCGTGACAATCAATATCAAACGTTCGACCATTTACATCCAGTAACACAGAATAACCTTCTCGTGCAACTACTATAATGTCTTTCTTTACTTGCTCTTCCATTTTTCTTTACTCCTTAATTTTACTTTCTAATATTTCAACTATACTTGTGACACCATTCCAGGCGTCCGACGTTATATCTTTCACCGTCTGTTTATACGCTTTACACTGTTGCTCATCAAAACCCATCTGTTCTATCGTATTAAACAATTGCGCACGGAGACGATTCATGACCTTAGTTATTTGTGAACTTGCATCTTGAGCCATTTATCGAAACCTTCCTTTATTTTCTTTTTGTGAAGGAGAGAATTACCCCTCCTTCACGTTATTCAACATTCAATCAATCCAAGTCAACTTATGACGGGAATCCAGAGAATGTGCCTCTTGCGACAGAATTCGCATTAATCAACAGCATACCGAGCTCTTCGTAACCGACATAGCCGATTAAAGCTTCTTTCGGAGTGTCATCCGGCAGAAGGATAAGATCAGTACGAATAGGCAACACACCCGTGAAGCGCGGCTCTGAGTAACAGTAGACCCAGTTATTCGGAACCAAACGAGAAACGATAAGATCGATTCCCCACAAGGATCCAACAAGGCCTGTCTGCCAGATTTCACGCTGGGTCACAGGATCAACATCGTTACGCTTCCACGAACGAAGGTGAGAATACGACTTGAAATTCATCAAATACGCATATGCGGGCAAATCCCACTTCATGATTTCAGCAGAGAGCTTATTCATAAAGTCTTTGGAACAACCACCCGTACTTGTCACGATAGGGTTGTTAGCGGTGTTAGCAGCAACAGTAGTTTCAGTCAGTGCTAAGAACTGCGTGTCCTCTTCGATCTGCACAGCGATACGAATCCGCTCCTGCATACGATCGAGAACATTGAAACGACGCTGCTGGATTTCTTTCAACCGGATGGCTGCGGGAGCGAAAATTTCCCACGTTACCGGCTCGACATATTCGCCTTCAACGATGAACTGTACAGACTCACCTTTCTTAGTGACTGTAGCCGCAAAAGCGTTAATGTCACGATCGTAACGAGCGATCTGACCCTGACCAAGTACGTCGATCTCGAAAAATCTACGTGCCATGCCCTGGTAATCAAGCTGGGTACGAATCGGAATCGCCATCTGGGCACCAAGTGCCTGACGACCTGCTTCTGTTTGTAGAAGCGTGAAAATCTGATCGGCTTCACTAGCATCTGTATACTGAGTGTAAGGATCAGTTGTAGAGAAATCAGCTTTCTTCTCTACGCCAAAACCCGCATTAGGAGCACTTTTCTGGAACCCCGGCGGATATGAACTAGCTTGCTTACGCATAATAAATACCTCCTAAGGTTTATCCAAAAAGGACAACGCCTAATGTGTAAGAGTTTCCGGCCCCTGGAATTTTAGTAACATAACCAAGCGGTACCGGTGGTGCATCTACGCCAGAAGCGGCGTGACTAACCAAATTAGTGAACTTGCCGTTTGTACTAACATAAACCAAGTCCATGAGAGAAGCCGATTCCATATTACCCAGGGTTGAACCCTGTTCGTAAATACGGCGGCCCTCAGTTGCAGATGCGGCTGTCATTTCAAACTCACTGTGGCCGTGTAAAATAGTCACTTTAGATCCACTCGGCTGAGACATACCAGCAACAGCTGTTGATGCATCAGCAGAATTTTCCATAGCAACACCAATACAGGCACTACCAGATGTACTGGCTATCGAAACATATGCATCGACACCATTACCAATACCAGTGGATGCCGTGGAAATCACGAAAAGATTTCCTGCATACCACGTACCAGTCGGTAATTGGTTACTGTTGTACGGGTCACCTCCGATTGCAGCAGACGCTACGTTGAATGTCTGCTTAATACCGAAGAACCCGCGAACTACGAGCTTATTCGCCATAGTTAAACCTCCTTAAAAACGTTAAACATTAATAATTACCTACGGTTAGACTTCAGCCAACCCTTGGCGATACATTCGTCAAGTTTGCCTGCCTTCCTTAACCGGTTTTCAATCGTACTTGTAAAGAACTTAGTAACATCAGGAAGACCACCTGCTTCAGCAGCTGAATCAGCGTGCATTTGAGGCACAACAGTTTCAGAAGCTTGCTTCGAAATACGCGGCGCCTTGTCTGCATCAGACAGCTTTGCGTTATTTTCGACGGCAGTTTGAATTCCATCGGGTGCTACGGTTTCTGCATCAGTGTGTTCCATACGGATCTTGTCCACTGCATCCAAGGAATTATGGATTACACCGTAACTCATGTCTTCTGCTTCCGGAATCTGATAAGCTTCAAGAGCTCTCTGAGTCACAACCGGCAGTTTCTCGAGATGAGCAGTAACTGCATTGATACTGTTCTCGTCATACTTAATGTATTCCATTGCTTGAGCCTGAACATTAGCTAAGTCAAACGGAATAATACCACGGGAAGCAGCAACACGTGCCAGATGAAGGGCGTGTTTAGCGATAAGACCAGATTTCCGATCCATTTCAGCATCAACGAGCTTCAATTCTAGCGTAGCAACTTTCTTCTGAGCTGTTACCAGATCAGAAGCGTACCCTTCGTCACCGAAAGCTTTAGCATAGTATGCTTTATCATTCGAAACAGCTTTACCATGACCATCTTTCGGATCAGGGCGTTCGCCATCACGCGGTGTGTTAGAGTTTTTCTTCTCCTCGTCAGTGTCATACAACGGATTAACCTTTTCAGTCTTACCAGGCGTAATACCTTCCAACTGAGCAGTCTTACCATTCATGAGCTTACGAGTAGCTTCAATACCATGTTCTTTAACAGTGTCAACGATTTCACTCATGTAATCGTCTGATGTGAACGCATCAAACTGATCTTTACCAGCGTCATCGTCGGTGACATCACTAAAGTTAGTAGTGAAAGCTTCAACTGCACCATCCTCGGCAACCTTCAGAACTCCATAAAAAGATTTCTTAGGCTCCCAGGTGTTTGCAAAACGCTTTGCAAAAATTGCAGGAGCGTCGGTCTGCTTACCAACTTCTGGATCACTTTCTTCGCGCTGACCCAACGTGCCGGTTAACAATTCTACTTTACCTTCAGGAATGTTGAGTTCCAGACGTTGTTCTTCGGATTTCATCTTCTCAAATTCAGGATACATATCCTGCCACCAGCGTTTCATCTCATGAGATTCAATCGCTCCGGGATCACCATAATCACCAGGATCACGGGCACCAGTAGGTGGTTGAGCTGCAGCTTCTTTAACGTCTGCTGACTTAGTAGCTTTCGTCCCAGAAGCTTCCTTTTCAGTGTCCTTCTCGTCTACAACCTCGGTTTTAACCTCGGCTTCGCCATCAGTTACCACTTCTTCTTCGGTAGCTGCGACTTTTACGAGTGACGAAGAACCTGTAACAACGTCCTTAAGGTCTCGCAGAAGCTGAATATTTCTTGAATTCAGCTCAAGGCGTGCTTCTTTGGACATATCGTCTCCTCCTTCAGAATCGACTTCTTTGTTATTATTGTTATCATCTTTTTTACCATCTTTTTTACCATCTTTTTTATCAAATGGAAATCCACCTTTGGAATCACCATCAGATTTCTCAGAGTCAGAGTCAGAGTCAGAGTCAGAGTCAGATTTTTCGTTATTAGCCTCTTTTTCTTTGGCTGGCCTTCCTTCCTCAGCATAAAGAAATTCACAAGCGGTTTGAAGTTTAGCCATCGCATCTTCAACAGCAGATACAGCATCTTCAATTAATGAATCTGCTTCAGCTGCAACTTTTTGTGCGACAATTGCCTGGCGCTTACCCCAACGAAGCTTATTGGCGAGAGCATCAATTGCTTCTCCTTCGCTAGTGCCCACCATCGACTTAGCTTGTTCTAAATCACCTAGAATCAACTCAAGATCAGCTTTAGTATTTTCTAGAGTAGTGCGTAAATCTGCCCCAGATCCTATATCTATTGCAACTGCAATACCCATATCATCTTCAGGACCTGCAGGACCTTCCATACCTTCCACACCTTCCACACCTTTTGGGACGTCAAGTTCCGGAGGTTTTCCACCGCCCATTTCAGCGAGGAAATCTTCAGGAGCATCTAACGCAAGTTTAGTGCGGCCAAGTAGGATACCCGCGGATTTCGAAAGTTCCGCAATTCGTGCAGAACGATCATTAAGATCCTTTCTCGCAACAATTGCGTCGATAAAAATTGTTCCCATAGGCCTATATTCCTTCTCCTTTTCAATCTGGCCACTACCTTTGGCAGCCCAGCCCTTATATAATTCAGTTTCTTTTTCTCGAGGATTGCCAATGGTTACCTCTTTATCCCCAGTAAATTCAGATGTAGTAGGAAGGTTAGTACCTTCCGCAGCTGTTTTACCGGTATGGTCTTTTGACATAGCGTATACCTCTCCTTCATTATTTTCTGATAATCTACTAATTTGTTCACAACTGGGACAAATAGAAAACTTATTAAAAGTGTTCCATTCATACGCAGCAGTCTTCGTATGTAAATTACGATTATATACCCCTTGGCAAATCACACAACCATAATAATTTTCTTCAGGCGTACCTACTATCCCTGAAACAGAGCGTAATCTTGTTCCTGCAAATGTACGCGTTAACAATTCATCAGGATTAGCAATTTGATAAAATCCTGCATTATCAGAAGGAATAAGTTCAATCCCTTCTTTAACTAAATACGGGGCATTAATTTTCTTTGTTAGTACTTCATGTACATTTCCAGACTGTAAAGCACTTTTAGCAATTTCACCATTACGTTCAAATAAAAGTCTTTCTTCGTCCGTCCATTGATCTAAAGGTTGACCTATTTGATTTGCAAAGGCCTCTAACACACTGCTATAAAATCCATCTGTAACACTAAGAACAACCTCAATGGGTTGACTTTCTGCCGAATAAATAAGGGGCATCAACTGTTGAAAGGATTTCTTAGAAGTGCTTGCAATTTTTTCTAGTTTATATCCACGGTGGAATGCAGGATTGGCAACAACTGATAATTCAAAAAAGCTAAGGCCATAGTTAACTTCAAACGCCTTAGCATAAACCATTCTGCGTGCATTACTTGCGACCGCTTTAACGTCTTGTGCACGATGCAGTATAAAGGGTAACCATTCTTTTTTAATAGCACCTTTTTTAATGAGGTCAGAAATTTGACTGGCAGGAATAAGAACATTTTGGCCCTTACTGAATTTAATATGAGGACAATAATTCTCTTCAATATACGCACGATTACCACAAACAGTACATTCACTATAATCAATATTGGTGCCCATAGAACACCCTACTGGAGAATCTGTCTCAAGCATTCGAGCAATTCTTGGAGACACTTTTCGATCGATCGCCATAAGTACTTCAACACTGCCATCTTCATGAGACGCTCTATTAGCTAAAGTATAATGACGTTCATCATCGTTAAGAATCTGCCACTCTTTATTACCAAATTTGGAAGTATTGAAACGATTTAGATAAGCACTGTGGAGGTTACCAATTGAATTATTGATATTATCACTGCTGTGTTCAACAAAAGCATGCTTTCCTATAAATGATTGATACCCATAACCTGCACGACTATCTAAGAATTGATCATAAGGAAAACCATCAGCATTGGCATTAGGACCATCTACACAAAGACATCCAATTGCTTTAAACCTCGCATATACAAAATCAGGATTGAACCTAACTACTTTCTGAACTGAATGATCTCCCCCGGCTATGACAGTAGACCTTTCAATAATTTCATCAAATTCTTGTTCAGTAGTTATTACTGATGCGAGCTTAAGAGATGCGTACTTTTGTAAAGACACGTATTAACTATCCTTTTGAGTTTTCATCACAAGTGAAATTTTAGATGTAGGAAGTTCGGATTTATCCGACTTTTCATCGGGGCCGAGTACGGGACGTTGATCTTTTTCAGTGTACTTATGTGTGTCTTTATCCGCATCCGTTAGGCCACGTTCATAATCAATATGCTTGCGCATGTCTAACATATCTGCCCTCTGGATTATATGAATAAAATTTTTGCTCGAAACTTGAAGGGTTTCTTCACTTAAACCTGTATCTAATACAACAGTAGTAGTAGTATCTTCAGTAGTAGTATCTTCAGTAGTGCCGACACTATTAACAACACCTACAATATCATCATCTGCACCAGTGACTACAATGTGATCACCCTCATGGATATCTGTATGATTTACTGAAGCTTTTTTCACCGCCCTAAATAAAAATTGCGCGGTCTGTTCAATTGGGTTCAAATGTCAGTACTCCAAACTACATGGTAACTTACAAAAACTAATATAGTACCGTTTCCTATAAGGGGGACTGACTATATCTTATTGGCCACCATTTAATTGTTTTTTAACCTTTTCGGTCACCAGATGTAAAGCACCGTACAATTCCATTGGGGTAATCCCTGCCAATTCAACAGCAAATGTACCATCTTCTTTGATATGAATTGCGGCGCCCCTAAAGGGATGGTCTACGATTTCTTGTTTTACATTATTTTGTACAGGATTATTTACACTTTTCGTTTGGTCTGAAGTAATCGGATCAGCCATTTCTTTTCTCCTCAAAATAGTTACTTATAATATTGTATACCTACAAATTTACCTGCCATGACCTTATGACTATTATAGCCGCTAATTTATACTAAAATATAGTCTTCCAAGCATCACCAATATTAATTTGAGCTCCAACAACATCCTTCCAAACATCGTCAATGTTTATTTTCATAGAGTCGACGGATTTCCAGGCATCGCCAATGTTCAATAGCATAGGGGTATCTACTGGTTGAATTTCTATTAAATATAATAAAATTCTCATTGATGATATAGAAACGGTATTTCCACCAGCACTAACCTTTGCATCTGCCGAGACATCAGTCTCCGAGGTTGGAAGCGTTATGTCAACACCTGTGACCCTTTCATGTGTTGCAGATGTTGTTGTGACTTCACTATTTGCTATATCTGTTGTATCTTTAATTAATTTAACATATCCAGTTCCACCAGTAACTTTCATAGTATACTCAGCACTTCCTGATGGTATTGTGACATCTACATAATCAGCAGGATCATATCCACACCATTTTCTATTAGCCGGAGAATAACTTGTAGAACTTCCTAAAAATGTAGATTTAGTTACTTGAATAGGGCATTCTGTTTTAGTTAATGGAGTTCCTTCACCATCTTGAGTTATTACATAATGTGCTATTTTTATGGAACTACCAAAAAATGGTCCGCCTGTTGACTGCATTCTCACTGTGTGCCTTGCATTATTATTTGGCGAAACAGTTAAGTCTTCGCCAAATACAAACGATAAGCTCGATGTCCTTACCGATCCTATATTTGCTGTATTATCCATATCATACAATGTAATTGTTGAGTTAGTAGCTCCGACCTCCATTGCATGTGTAGTTTGAAAAAAAAAGTCTAATGTACCATCATAGTTATCAAAATCATTCCACATTCTAGCGGGGTCAGAGACTTCAATAGGTCCTGCTGAAACCGTCATATCATCATCTCCCACTTGCCAGTAGGTTGCTGTCTTTATTATTGTCCCATTTTGAATGACTATTAATCTTGCTGTATAAAGTGATGTCGAAGGTACAGAGCCACCTGATCTGCTTATTTGAACATATAATTCTCTATTTCCCGTGCCCAGCGTACCCATTAAATTGCCCGACCTTACTCGATGGAACCCTGGATCATTAGTAACTGAAATCTCAACTATTTGAACACTATTTGTTTTATCATATAATCTCACCTTTGTTATTTCAGGACCATTAATACCTTCTCCTGCTATGTGTTCCCATGTAGCTTCAAAATATATTTCAGATAGGGGTTCAAAGTATCCTGGATAGAATTTAGTAACCCCTAAACCTAACACACCAGCTGCAGGCTGCCACGAAGCCGAATCAGTATTAAATGCTTTTGCTATTAAAAAAATATCTTTTCTTAGTTTTGCCACTTTAATTTACCACATTTTAAGGTGTGTACTGAATATAGATTGTTCCTCGAGGATAAGTAGACGCTGCGGGCGGGGAACTATCAGTTCCATGTAAAACCATAGCTACATAAGAAGTATCATTAGAGTTATTGTCTCCGGTAACTTCTAAATTTGGTGCAGCTAATTTGGGGGTCGCTATAAATTTATTACTGGAATCATTCCAACTTATGGACACACCAACAGGTGAACCCACATTATAAAAATAAAGGTAGGAATCGCCTTCGGGGCCGTCATAATTAACATAAATATCAGTATTCGATTTTAGATTAGCTGCTGTAATATCGTTAGTAGTAGTATTGCCTATATTAGTAACACTTTGAAGACTCTGAGCACAACTACCACTTGCTGTATCAACATAAGCATATAATTCTAATACTTGATGATTTAAGTCTTGACCTATACTTCCACTTACTGTATCTACATAAGTTTTAGTAGCATAATTTGATTCTAAATTACTACCAATTGATCCAGATACAGTATCTACATATTTTTTAGTAGCAACATCTTGATCTAATGTAGGATCAACAACATTAACGATGCTGTTAAAACTCATATCAAGATCATCACCAAAAATCTTTGATCCAGAAATTTCTTGCGCGGCATTAGTTAACCAAAACCGCGTAAGACTTTCAGGAATATCATCCGCATTAATTTTACTACCAGATCCAAAGCCTATCTGGCCATCAAATATGCGTGTACGGTAACTATTCATTTATTTTTTAGGCTTCTTTGTTACCCTGGATTTAGTTGTTTTGGATTTACCTTCTTCAGCTGTAAGTTCACGAAGTAATTGAGTGAGAAGTTCTTGGATTCTTCGATTATATACTATTTGACCATTTAAATGCACAATCTGGTCGTGCATCTTTTTTTCTTCAACTTCTAAAACTTTACACACCTGTTCAATACGCACTTCACCTAACATCACAACTCTCCTTTCAATTATAATAATCGTTCTACCATAACATAGTTCGATTATAAATAGAAAGAGAGTGGGTATAAAACACCACTCTCTTTCTATTAGCAGCTTAAATTTACTGACGAATAATATAAGTCAAATAAGCATTTGTCGGAACAGTGAAAGTGAATTTGATTTCATCTGTAGCTGACTCAAGGTAATCCCTCAATTCTGTTCCAGTATTAGACTGTATTAGCTGACCATTCAAGTAGATATCCATAGTAGAACCATCTCCTGCAGCATGACTGTTACTACCTGGAACAGTATGAGCTGAACCTGAAGTAACTGGAGACGATATTCTTTCTACTTCTTTACTGACATCAGCGGTTGAAATAGCTGCATCCAAGGCGCCAATAGCTACTTCTAGACTGGTACTATTCGCTACATAGTTAGTGCTTGAATAAGTAGGTGTAGAATCAGACGCAGAATCCATACCAGTAAATGTCTGGGCCACAGAAGCAAACCCTGCGATATCAACACCGTCAACGGTACCTTCAACCAGGATATCGCCGCCAACATGGAGGTCATCATAAATTAACAACGCACTAAAAGTAGAACCTGAAGCTGTAACCGTAATCGCTTCATCTACTGTAGATCCAACTGCTACAACAGCGTCAAGAGTCAATGCTGTGTAACCATCATAGTTTGATTTTACTTGAGCATCCAAATCACCGATTGAAGCTTCAAGATCATTACCATTGGTAACATAGTTTTGAGACGTGTAAGTCGGCGTAGTATCATTTCTGTCATCCATACCAGTGAAGGTATAGATATTTGCAAATGATCCTGACATTCCTTGTTCATCGGTTGCCAAAGATGCAAGATCAACACCAGGAGCATCATACCAATTTGTCTCACCTGTGATTACTTTTACTTGTGACCGAAGATAGTTAAGATCTTTTTCTAAACTTTTATCAAGATACGTTTCTGCACCTGACAGCCCCAACGTGTCGTCATACGTTGCACTGCCACTGATTTGTTCCGCCTGCCTTAAAAGCGTACGAAATGTGTCACTCATATCAGGTTTACCCCATAGTTAAATAATTTATATGTTATGAACTTTAATTTACAAGATTATACAGCAGAAATTGACTGGCATAAGATGCAAACAAAACTGATTGCCTTTACATAAACTTATCTTATACTAATATAGGTCAAATTTACAAAAAATTCAAAATATTTACACTATATATGTAAGTATAGCACCTGCAGGAATTTCAAAATGAAATTTAACAGTAGTACTATTAATCTCTACATAATCATATTCACGATTACCATCATGGCTTAATAATTGACCATTAAAATAGATGCTCATATACTTTCCCTCTCCCATAGTATATGTTTGTCCATTTGGTAAAGTATGATCTATTTCTGCAAGTATATCCAAAGAAAGAAATTCAATAACTTTATAATTAGCACTTCCTGAAACACCTGAACTAATTGGTACCCACGTAATACCGTCATTAGAAAATTCCCAAATAGAATCAGCCTCACTATATCTTAATCCTGGAGCATTTACAATAGCTCCACTATTATTTACCGTAATTTTGCTATATGCAGTTGAATTATCAATATGAAGTTGGCCTGCATATATAGGAGTACCAAAATTAGTTCGTGGTGAACGTCTAACAACACTCATAATTAAACAAACTCGCCATAAATCACTATTTTATCTCCAGCAGAGCCTGACGAATAATACTCAAAAGGTAAAAATAAAGTAAGGTGTGCCGAAAAAAGATCAATTGCTGGATCCGGACCCAAACAATCTGCTTCATACCATGTAACACCTGGTTGGTTCGTGACCCCCCCCCGTTCTACATGCCTTTCAATATCACGAATAAGTAATTTAGCGCCTACAATTTCAGTAGACCAGTATACGCCTTGAACCCTAACCGCTCTGCCTCTTACAACTTCACCTATCAATTGCCAAGAACCCGAGACGCTACTTATGATGCCATTTTCCGGTATGTTAAACGGTTGGCCACTAGCAACCGCTACGCGTTTGCTCGCCATAATTGCTCGTCCTGTAATTTATTTATAACCGAATTAGAAAGCGGGGGGGAGAAAAGGTATTGTTACTTTTCAAAAAACTATTTTTTAGACTGTTATACAAATCCTAACTCTTTCCTAATTAAACTATAAGCAATCAAATAACACCTCAGCTAATATAATAGTTCATTTACAAGAAGTATCGTAAGGATCGATGTCTTTTCGCCAAGAAGGTCTTGGGGGTTCCTTATAAAACATGCGGACATATCGCAGTCGGGTATGTTCCCAAGCACATTCCCTCACCAAAAAATCAGGATCTTCTGTGTATTGCTTATAATGTACTTTGAAAGGAGTATTAGGATTGGATGCAACTGCGCGCCTTAGTACAACATCGTCACAAAACGCGAGAAATGTGAGAATTTCTCGGTCAGTTATATGATAAATTTCAGGGTAGATCGAGGGATCAAAGGTCCCCAGCGCAATTTGCACGCGAATTTCGTCAAGAGTAATGTCCATTTACACGATTATTCAGCATTTAAGCAGCATTTCTTGTGTTTTTTACCTGATCCACAGGGACAGGGTTGATTTCTACCGATTTTTGGCGCACTTCTACGAAAAGGTTGTCTTTTCCGGTCAAGAATTGTTTTTCCATCCATATGATCAATTTCATGCTGAAAAATCACAGGTAAAAGACCGTCTTTTGCCATGGTAAGTTGCATTCTGCCAAGAATTTCGTCTTCTACCGTAATTGTATGGTATCTTTCTGTATTTATTGTCTTACCTGGCAAGCTCAAACAGCCTTCGTTATAAATTACAGTCGTAGGTCCTGTCTCAACTATTCGAGTATTCAACAATCGGTACACTTTTCCAGCATATTGAATGAATCCAACACGCTTATTCACCCCGATTTGATTCGCAGTTAACCCAAAGCCCGCCTCTGGGTTGAGGGATGCCTCAAGATTTGCCCAGATTTCTTCAGCTTCTTCAATGGTAGCATTTTCACAAGGTGTACTAATATTTTCTACACCCGTTACTACTGAGATAACTTGCACCGCTTTAACGCCTTCAGCATCATTCAACATGTCTTTAAAACTTTTTTCGGTCATCTTACCATCCTTCTTTATACAACTCTTGCATAATTGGATTATTACTCAACTTTTTCAATGCTTCTACTTTAAGTCTACGGGGATTTTTTATTTCTAATTCATCTTCAATCTTCGCAAACGTCATTTTTGTATACCCGCATAACTCATGGGTATGCGCCAAAACAGTAAATTCATCTTTAGTTAATAGCGTACTCAAAGCTTTGTAAATTAGTTCATCACGTTCTTTCAAAGCATACATGTCTTCAGGAGTTACTGGGAACTTTACCACATACGATACATCAAATTGAATAAACTTAAACATTAAGGTACGTAAGTATGCAGCATCTTTTTCAGAAATACCTGCACTTTTTGCCAGTGCCATATCTGTTATTGTATCATCTTTGGACAAAATACGAGCGACCAACCATAAATTTTTAACCAGGTATACCGGAATCTTTGGTAGGCCACTGTATTCACGAATGGCCTTCATTATTGCTTCTTTAATCCAATGACGTGCGTAAGATGCGAATCGATTTTTACGTGTGGGATCAAATTTTCGGGCCGCGGTGAAAAGCCCTAAAATTCCATAGCTTACCAAATCTTCAAATTCAAATTCTTTTCGTTTATATCTATGGCAGATTTTAAGCACTAAGAAAATATTTTTGAGAACAAGTTTCTCAATAGCTTTTTGTTTAGAAGTTTCTGTAGATGTGAGAGATTGAATAATCGTCCCTAACTTTACTTCTTCTTCTTTAGATAAAGTTTTCTTCTTATCTTTTTGTACTGCTTTTAACAGTTCGTCTAAATTTGCCATACCGTTCTATACTTAAAAATGTCAACAAAGTGTGACACCATACCTCTTGTACTGCAGTTATTTTTCTTCTCATATCTAAACTTATCAAAGTGCGTTCACCAGTTTGAGGATCAATTCTATATGTTGGTGCAACCCTTTCTTCCGAGAGTGTATACTCTTCTTCTTCGAAAACAGTTTCATCTGAAGGCGTAACCTCTTCAGGCTTAGGCTTCCGTATCCATTTTATATCTCCCGGACCCGTTTTAGGATTTCTAATATACCCAACACCGCTAGCAGCCTCTGGTAACGCGTCGAGTACTAACGGATAGATTTCATATATCACTAACCTATACATCCGGTCGGCATCAATAGGCTTTTCAGGGTGAGCCTTATTGTACATCTCTGCGACATTAGCTGCCTTAGTTAATACATTTTCACCAGGATCTTCAGCTAACCACAATTCCAAAATTTCACGGTGTCGGGGGTTTTTAATATTTTCTAAAAGAGCAGATTCAATAATTTGTGCTTCCACTTCAGATTTAAAACCTGCTGCAAAAGGATCTTCTATAGCCATCTCCTGCTCAGGCTCGTCAATACTAGGTCCCACATCTAAAGGTGCAGTAGATTTTTGTTTCAGCCAATTCTTCCACATATTGCCAACCATGTTGAATACAAATGTATTAAATTTTGTTTGAGTAGGATCGTATCGTGGTACAGAATATTCCCATATACGCAGGGCAGTTTTATCTCTAAAATCTTTCCACTCTTGCGGAGGTGCACCTTCCATGATACCTAAATGTTTCATTGCGCCATGAATATTTTTAAGAATCTCTTTCGCAATAACATTAGCAGCGTTAGCATCACCCTGCCTATATTTATCCAACAATTCTGGAGTCACCACATCATCTTCCCCGTACTTACGGAAATTTAGAACGGCGCTACTACTCAGAATCTGTTGAATCTTGCGAATTTTCGTAAGATTTAAGGTTAGATTTAATCTCTTCATCAATTTTTCCTACATCAATACCTGCATCTGCATTAGCTTTACGCAATTGTGTAGCTTCTTCCGCAAGCTCTTGTTCAAGTTCTATCGATGATCTCGTTAAGGATCTTTGAAGATCTAATGAATGCATTCTACTAGCTTCTGGACTTCGTGGAACTCCAGGAGTTTTACCTCCACCATCACCAGAAAAATTACCTTGGCCTACAGGAGCATTAGGTGTTGCTGGAGAACCCATTAAATTACCACCACCCGTACCGCCCATTGGTGCAGGTTGTCCTGGTTGAAGTGCCATTCCTCCCGGACCAGGGGATGTTCCCGGAGCACCGCCTGCTCCGCCGACGCCACCAGCTCCTCCTCCTTGTTGCTGTGCAACTTTATCTGCAGGGAAAGGTAATCCTTCGTCCGCAAACTTCTTCCTATATTCCTGGTCAATCTTTGCATTATCAAATTGATCCTGAAGATTTTCTTTATGTTCTTTTGCCAATTTTTCACGTTCAGCATCTTTATCAATTTTCGCAGCCTGGTAAAAAGTTGAGTCAGAAACTTTACGCTGTCCTGGAAACAGCCTATCAAAATTCATTAAAAAGTTACGATATTGTACATCATTCGATAATGAAAGCAGATCCCAATCAAGTTTAGGATACACAAGTGCTTTCCCAGACACATTAGCAGCGTGCTTCGCTTTCAACTGAGCTACATAATCTTCATTATCCTCGTTATTGAAATTAGCAGCGTGTTTGGACAATATATCGGTTTCAGGCATATCAGCATCAGTAGGATTACCAAATTTTTTCCCGCTATAATATCTACCCGCAACAACATCTTCTGTTTTATAAAATCCGCAAGCATACGCAACTGGCTCAAAAACGCCGCGATACACAAACGTTTGCATAGTCTGTTGAAAATGTAGGTATCGCTGTCTAAGTACTTCTAATTGCGCATATGCTGTGGCATACGAACTTCCGCCAGTTAAAATGGCTTCTGATATGCCTAAGCCTAACATCTTCCATTTCATTATTCGATTGAATTCATTTGTAAGATTCCAAATTTTACCTGACGCACCATAAAATTGAATATCAATGCCCCAGTGATAAATAATTGTAAAGTTTGGATCAACTTCACGAGCAGATAATAATTCTCGAACTTCTTCAAGTTCTTCATCATTCGGAACCCAACCAGAATTAGGGTCACCAATTTTAACTACCGTGATTGGAATTGTTTGTCGAGTAGCAATTGCAAAATTTGCCATTGACATACGATCTTCATATATTAAACTTTTAAGAATACGCTTAATTACAGATCTTCCCAACGTTTCATACGGCGATTTATTATGTGCAATATGAAAAACATTTTGAGGAGAAAGAGGTATCTCCTGACCCATACGAACATACTTGACAATTTCAGGTGGGAGTTGATCATACAAAAACTTCGGCTGACCCGTAGTCACAATCTTTTTCAAATGTTCATCTGGCTGAAGTTTAATAAACGGCCGTTGATTAAGATAAGTTCCTTCAACCGTAACATAATCCGGGTTCAATATCACAAATTGTTCCCACATCATATCGTCAACATTCCATGCACCATATGGGAACACATTACCAATACGCCAATATTCTAGGCCTATGTTAAAAAGAAGGCTATCCATTTGGATACGTTCCCACATATCTTCATAATGTCTTTGAATAACCGGATCACCTACTTCTTTCAGCGATACTCGGGAAAGTGGGAATTCACAATGAAGCCTAATAGCATTGCCTACTAATGGATCTGTATCATCAAAAAATCTGTAAAGACCATTTAATGTTCTTAAATCTGTAGGAATACTTAATGTGGTAAATGTGTATCGAGGATCATTAAATGTAGGAGCAGTTCTACTAATATCTGTAGCGGTCACACTTCTTGCAGCTGCAATACGCCCTTGGGCGCCCGTAAGTGATCTGCCTGAGATAGGTTTAACTTGCGGTACAGTAACCATAGCAGATTGAGTATCTGCATTAATAAGAGAATCACCGTATCTACTAAAACGCCCGCCGGGGAGTATATATCCCATTAATTTATCCTTCTATCTTCTTTAATTTTACCCACCCCAACTTAATAAGGCCTTTCGCAATTGTATGTATATTCTTTATTACTATACCAACATCTGCAAATACTTGTACAAGGTCTATAACTAGTGCGTCAATCGCATCCTTGTCTGACTTGTACGAAGACCTAGTATGCCTAGGTCGTTTAGGCTTTACAATTTCATTAAGTCTTCCTTTCTTAAATGGAGAAGAAGACCCATCGTCATTACTATAGTTCAATTTACATATCTTCTTTCGGTTCTAAAACATCTGCAGGAGTTAAATTTGTATGCATAACAACATTATAGTCAGACAATAATACAGTAAGCCTATCTACAACGTCGGACTTTTCAGTAACTAAAGAAGTTTTTTTATACAAACTGATGCAATCCCCTATATCACATGTAATATCGTCAATGAGTACTTGTTTCATAATATCGTCAAATACTCGAGCGGTGCCATCAACCCTAATTCCAACCTTTTGAATAACGTGATCACAGTGTATTATTAATTTACTGACTACCTGAAAAAGCTCTCTGTCCACCGGTAAATTACTTTTCTTAATATGGTCAAAGTATTCAATAGTACTTTTGATTGCAGGTATTAACGACCTAAAAAGTAAAATGCGTTTTTCTTCAGAGGTCTCTTTAAGAATTGAATCTATCAAAGTCCCGTAAAGCTCTGATATAGCTTTTCGAATGTCTTTATCCTGTAAACGAAACTTACAAAAGAGGCCAGTTAAAAATGTAGACGTTTTATACTTATCCATATCAATGTAAAGTCATCCTTACTAACTCTGCATAATATAATATAGGAATTTGTCCCCGCTTTACTAATTTAGAACACCTTACAATGCGTACTTTGCATTCATCGCAAACACTTTCATTACACCGTATATCCCCGCAACATTCTGCTATTTGAGATAAAAAGACTACTATTCTTTTTTCATACTTACAAGCCACTATTACCTTTACCCGGTTGGAAACCGTCACCGTTTTTAAACTTCCGGTTTTTCTTCAATTCCAAAATCTTTAAGCGAATTGACACATCCCTCAAAGATTGGTTAGGCCTTAGAGGTAATCCATAATGTTTTTGCAACTGTATAACTTTTGCACGCTCTTTAATTCTGGCCAACCACTTTACAATATTCATTTCTAATTGAGCTAACTCATCTTCATCATTTGGCATAAATAGATCTACTAAATCTTCAGGCATACCTTCAAGCATTTTGACTGCATGAAATGTCCCCATCCCTTTGAATAGTTTGTCATTTTTGTCTTTAGCCATTAACATAGTCACCGTTTTATTACTCCTACTATTAAAATAGTTCGGTTACTACTGACGTTTAACAAGTTCAGCATCAATCTTTTCTTTCAGATGCGATAGGTATTCAGATGTTTGAAATGCCAAAAACTTATCTAGATACTTACCATCGAGTTGGCCAAGTTTTTTCAAAAAAAGTTGGCGCATCCGAATTACTTCAAGTAGCGGCCATCCAATGATGTCTAACATTTCATCTTCAGTCTCTTTCATCACATCAGCCAATACATAGTTTGTACCGTATTGCTTTGTACTTGTCTCTATGCGTGCAATAACCTTTTCCATAAGATCTCTTGCAGAGTCAACAACTGATTGTTCTTCAGAAGTTAGTAACGGTTTACATTTTTTACCGTGATCATCTCCAAATCCCCGTTTCACATTACGTCCGCATCTACCACAAGGATAACAGCACGGTATACAATGCTTCATAAGTTCATCATTAGAACTGTGACAATTACATTTACATTCCCATATTTTCATATTTTTCATACTACACCTCAATCACTTTAAAAGTTGCGTTTTTAACATCTTCATATTCTTCTGCAAAAGCCACCGCCATATTTCCACCAAATATTGAAGAGCATCTTTCTTTTTCTTTTATAAACTCATTTAAACCAATTGCTTCAACAGGACATCCCTCTCCTACATTGATGTTAATTCCTACATGAATTAATCCACTAAAACGCGATAATGTAGCAATAGAAACAGAAAGCTTTCTATCTCCTACCATAATGTCATCACCTTCACGAGTGATACCAAGTTCAAGAACTGCTTCAAATGCCCTAAGATTATCAATACACATAGAAATGAACAATCTCTGCCACACCACCATTTCGGTAATCGTGGCTTTGGGAATTTCAATAATAAAATGCCACATCTCCTCAGACTTGATAAAGTCATCAGCAAGCGAATCTTCCAGATCAACAAGATGTTCTTTCACGTTTGCATTGCCTCTAAAATAGCAAATGGTTGCGCCCAATTTATTAGCCTGCTCATATGCAAATGCGTGATGCAATTGGGAGCCATCGTAATCTATACGGCCCAAATCTATTGCTTTCATTCTGTAACCTCCGATATTATAGGAACTATTTCTGTTTTACCATTGCATAATGCTGTGAACATTTGCAAATTATATGATAATGTTAAAGGATCCAACCCTGTTTCATCGGGTTGTGCATAAGAATCTGATATTAACGCCTCGTTGATAAGCTTTCCGTCCTTCGCACATTTAATAGGAAGAGATGAATCAATCGACACAACATTCGGAAGAAGCCTTAGCCCATATATTTCAGTCAATGTGGGTACTCCTAAAATGTGCACATTATGTATTTCAGGATGAGCCTTCAAGAACTGGTAGCGGTCTATGCCTGTGGCGTACGGAAGACCTATATATTGACAAACAGAAGAATATAATGTTCGATACATAGATACAAGAGTATCCCAAGAATTTCCTTGAAGTACCCCCATTAATGCTGCACCTTCTACTGGATAACTTTTCCATACATCAAAAAATTTAACCGCTCTACTACCCGTTGCAGCATTGTCCTTATATACATCCGGAACAACTAGCACATCCGGTTGAAGTTTTCTTGCTAGTTCAATATATTCTTCATCTTGAATAGCTTCACCTGTTTCAAATGCACCATTGTCTAATATAACAAATCTAGCGCTTTCATCTTTCATATCCATGAAATACTTCATATATTCAGGGTACTTCAAACATGTACTCGCAATAACAAAGTCAAAGTCAAAATATCCTGAATGATTCAAATACTTTATAGGCAACTCAACACTACAAATCATCCTTCTCTTTCCTCACTGCATCAGTTTCATCAGGTTTAAGTAACTTTCGAGAAATTTCTTCTATTTCTCTATTATACCCTACAATAAATTCTTCAAAACATTTCATACCACATACGTGAATGTAGTATGTAATGTTATAGTACCTTGCATTCTTTTCTCCGCACACATCACATTTATTTTCTGGTTTAACTTCAACTGTGTTTGGGGGTAGCGGCATCATTCCAATCCATCGATAGTTGAGGATAATATTTTATTACATTTAATACACATTCTATTTCCCCACGACGTTCACTAACAACTCTCTCAAGCACTTCTTTAGTTGTTTTACTAGTCTCAAAAACACATGCACATAAAAGTAAACCTATTGGTAATGCAGCATTATTAATTGCAGCTGCACGAACTTTAGTATTCCTATACTTAATTGCCCACTCTAACGCTTCTACATCAACAGTATTTCTAACTAACCGTGCAATTTGTTGAGGTGTGTCTACAGTGCCCAATGCAATTTGTACATCAATTTCATTCTTTGTTATCATTACCAAAACCTATTACATGTTTATGTGTTGCACCTCTCTCTACTCTGTTTAGGGCACGCTCAAATATATCGGTAGTTAAAATAACTATATCCTTTGCATTCATACTATTTTCTTCAATTGCCAATATACACGCGGAGATATATAATTCTTTTAAATGCGCGCCAGTATATTTCGACGGCACCATATCAATAACCTTTACAAAGTCCGTATCTGCTACATCCTTTTCTTTACAAAATCCTTTTAACATTGTTTGTTTCAAGTCTTTGTTCGGCGCATCAAATATAAGAATTGTGTCAAATCTTCCTGGCCGATTTTTTAAAGCATCATCAAATGATTCAACATTATTTGTAGTACAAAGGACAACCAAATGATTTGTAATTGTTTCAATCCCATCAAGGGCATTAAGCATAGTAGGAAGTAGTCCAGATCCAAGCTCACGATGCTTTATATAAATATCGATATCTTCAAATAGTAATACAACTCTATCAAATTGTGCTACAAACCTAAAAATAGACTTTAATTCATTCAAAGAAGATAAATTTGTGATTACCATAAAAGTAGTATTTAATGTATTGGCTAATACCCTTGATAAAAACGTTTTACCCGTGCCAGGATCTCCTGCAAAAATAACTCCACGCTTTGTAGGAATTCCATTATGTTGTTTAATGAGTACTTTCTTTTTATCAATGTAATCAATAATATTTGTTTGTACTACCTTACGAATTTTTGCATCAAGAAAAATATCCTCAAAAGAGACCTGGGGTAAATCAATGAACTTACCCTCCTGATCAAATATACTATCTTTATACTGATTATATTCCTTTACAGCAGCACGGAACATTTTATCCCATTTACTGTATTCCACAGAATTTTTACAAAAAACCGCCCATTCTATTGTACTTCCCCTGGTCAACCTGATAACTACTTCTGTACCATCCGCCAAAGTAATTACAAATGCTCCTGAAGCGGGTACTAATACTTCAATTTTCGAACTTATTTTTAACGAGCTTTGTGCAGATGTGCCGTCAAATCCATCAATTCTTATCTTACCATTCTTCTGTAACATATATAATGCGTGTGCTCGAATATTGTGTTGAAGAGGACTATACCAATTTCGATTGTTAGTAGGTTCTTCACCAAAGAAAAGAAGGAATTTAATTTCTGCATACACCTCATCAAAATGAATCTTTTCAGCGACAGAAATATCAATTACCTTATGAGTGACATCAAAATCTTTTTGAATTTCTTTAGACCTTGGATGTAAACTTAATTCAGAATATTCTATGCAGGGATCATCATCCATTTCAAATGCATAATCATCATCGTCATCGTCAACTTCTGGAATTGCTTTGTCATAGCTAGCATCATCGCACATATACATTACCCTTTATAATTTATACCTCACGAGCTTCGCCGCCCCACAGCCAAATGTGTAGACGATTACAAAAAGTATATCCATTACTCATACATGTATCTACTACGATTTTTGCGTGTTCTTTAATTTCTTCTTCTGTTCTTCCTTCAGGCATCAAAAGAATCTTGCCTGCAGGAATATTAAATCGCTCCTGTATCGCTTGAACTTCTTTAATATCCCCCTCGTTCATAATCACAAACTTAAACCGAGCCTTTGGATTACCTGCAAAAAATAAAGTAGCACTCTCTTTGACCCGTTTCGTATAGGACATACCTGAATTAGATAACTTCATCGAAACGTTAAACTGATCTACCAATTCAACAACTTCATCGTTGGGTCGTATTGTACCGTTTGTTTCGACTTCTATCCTAAATCTGTATGTTTTAAGCAATTTCAACAAATCAATAAATGCTTTAGTCTTACTGCACAACATAGGTTCGCCACCAGTGAGTACAACGGTGTTGACTGCAGGACCTGCTAATTCACAAATTTTGTCTTTTAGTTCTATAGGAGTGTACGTAGACATTTCGTTAGCCTGTATATATTTAGAATTTTCCCACGCCTTAGTATTATGGGCAAACTCAGTACCTTCCCAATTCCATGTATAAGGAGTATCACAGAAAACACATTGCAAATTACACCCAGAAAACCTTACAAATACTGAGGGAACTCCCGCAGTAACTCCTTCGCCTTGAATCGATGCAAACATTTCACAAATACGTAAATGTGTTTGTATAGATGCAATTTTATTTTCTTCCATTATTATTCGATCCAATTATTGCAAGAACTTCAGATTCTTTCATAATGAGAAAATCTTCATCCTGATAAGTAACTTCAGTGCCTACAAATTTACTGTACAAAACTGTATCACCTACTTTAAGGCGTCTTGTACCAGAACCTGCAGCCACAACTGTACCTTCCATCGATTTTTCTTTAGCTTCTACAGGAATAATAATCCCACCAGGCCTTACCTTTTCTTCAAGAGGCTTTATTACTACTCGGTCTTCGAGAGGCTCAATGTTCATCAATTTCTCCTTTACTTCAATCATCTTGAATATTTATCCTTCCTTTACTCCGAATGAATAAAACACCCTTTGCTTCTTCACTCACTCGAGGATCTTTATGTTTAGCTAATTTGAACAATACTTCTTCAGGTACTTTTGAATGTGCTGCGAGTAAAACTAATAGAGTCGAACCAGTAGTAGAGTCCTCTATCAATCGCAGTAGAGTACTTAAACGTACCTTAGGATGTACTGCAACAGCAGCGCGGATGTCTTCATCAGGAAGGTTTGCTAACCTATCCAAAACCTCAGGATCATGTACTTGTAACCCTATGTATTCAGGTGGAAGAGTCCCTAATGCAATTTGCATTTTAAGTTCATCAAAGTCCAATCGGGGTCTTCTTCCTGGATACGGTGGTGTATCATGCATTACTTAAATTTCTTCTTCATAATTCTTGATACTGCATGAATATCTTTAAGAAGTATAATGGTTTCTAGTTCAATTACTATAGTATGCTTCTGCTCTTCTGTTTCACCTTTACGCTCACCTTCAGTAATTGTAACTGTTTCGATAATTTCCCGTTCAACTGCGTGAACAATAGCAACATAATCGTCACCTACTTCAGAAAGTTTACCAGTGACTTTTTCTTCTGCAATTATCTCTACAGCGTCTTTCGCGTCCAGACACTTTTGTAACTTCTCACTATGATTCACTATATTTCCTTCAAATCTTTTGGTTTCGCAGGTGCTATTTTATATACCCTACAATCAATAGAACCTAACGCTATTTGTACTTGATATTCTTCATCACTTAATTCAGGATCTACCCAACCAGAATCAACTAAGTATTTACCTATTTCGTCAGGAATTACCTGAGACTGTTTACTTTTTGGTGCCATCACAAAAAACCACCTATGAGCATTATTCGGGCGAGGCTCTGGATATTGTACAATAAAACTATTATGGTGAGAAAGAAGACGTATAATTACTTCCCTGTATTGTGCAGGTAAGTATAAGTATGAAAATGCACAACTCATATGTCTATTGCCTCATCTTTAAGCTCTTCTCGTATTTCTTTAGGCATATAGTAAATTCGTCCTATAACACAGCCTAATGCACGTTGTACTGCGTATTCTTTATCATCTTCAATCTCTGGCAAGAGCAACTCTAGTTTAACCATCATTCGAATAATTCGACGCTCTGCAGGTTTTGTTTTCAATATAATAGGCAAAATAGAATCACCTACAACGGACGGATCGAACATTGTATACCATTCTGTAGGACCATATTCTTTCCAATTTACTACTTTTTGACACACATTAAGAAACATGCTAATAAATTTACGCTCAGTGCCAGTAAAATCGTAGTTGCTCATTGATACTTTATAATACACACAGTTCTCTCAAAAATTTCAAAGTAATGGTATACTACCTTCCCGACCCTCATTTCTCGCTGCTTTTGCGAAGCAAAAACGGGGTTTTGGAATTTTTTGGCGGTGGGTATTTTTCGGCATCCTAGAGTTTAAACTCCCAGTAGTTTCTGCTTAACCTCCACTTATGTCCCCGGCGTACTATAATTCCACGACGGAGCATATCGGTAAAGCTAAACTTATCAACATAATGTACTGTATTCGTCGGATTTAAGATTGGATTATTGAGATAGTCATAAGTTACAGTACCATTTCTTGGAATAATTTCTAAATATTTCTGACCGTCGGATGAAGGCCCCTGAGCCTCGGCAAAGATATTATAATCACAGAGAACTATCAAATTTTCAATCATTGACAAGGTCATCAAGGTATCATAAGAGAACTGATATTTCGCGGCGATCTTGCTTTGCAGACGGTAAGTTCTATAATCAACTGAACCTACGGCAAGTTGCACTTCATACTCTTTATCACTCACTATATCTAGCACAAGCACCCCTCGATCGATCAAACGCATAATTTCAAAATCACCCTTACCACTACATACTAATTCGATCATACCCCTCGTCGCCGCTGGCGTAGATACAATCCACGAACCATCGTAATGGTAAACTGTTGTGGCTAAAGGATGTAGCCTAAGATATTGCGACGCACGAGGAGGTGTCTGCACAGCCTTCTTAACCGCGAAGTTTATTGTAGATGCGTTCATACTAATTATACACTTTAGATGTGAAGATGGGTCCTTTGAAATAGTGGACCGGAGGAGATTCGAACTCCCGATTCGCCCAGTAAAAAGGACAGCTTATCCGCTAGCTCACCGGCCCATATTATAATGTAAAAGAGCTTGATGATATACTATCATCAAGCTCTTTTATTTGCTTATAATATAGTTCCCGGCGGCTATAATTAAATTTTAGATTACGGACGGCGTGGAAACACTCCTTACTGATTCGAACAGCGAAGACCAATCCAAGAGCGCCTGGTAGTCCACACTACCACCGCCCGTAATTATATAACATATTCAAATACTTCAAGTTCAGCAAGACCTTTAAAGCGGGTATCATTGACTTTCATATCAATTGACTCATGATAGTGTCCAAATACCCAAAGCTCAGGTTGGTGTGCTTTAAACATTGCGGACAGTAATCCATCACTAGTCCGATTGCGATGTGGATGACCACCTTCAAGTAGAGTATCCCTGATCTCTGAAGGACAATCATGTGAAACTACAATTTTTGGTTTTGTAGCTTTATAGAGTTCCAGAATCTTTTCAAATTCTGATTCAGCAATTTCTTCATCCTCCCACCAAATAGGGTAGGGATATTCATGTTGTACAGACTTTCTCCAGTCAACATCAATAGAGTAACCACCCGCGACAAAAAATATGCCATCCTCTGTAACACCGTAATCTCCAAGATGATTAGAATGTGCATTACACGCAGCAGGGTCATCGTGATTGCCACGGATAAACCGGTGAATCATGTCCCAAGGTGCGGGAGTAGCATTACCAAAACCTAGCCCAAAGTCACCTACCTGAATCGATTTTTGAGATTTGAATTTGTTGAGCCAGTCAAAGTAAGCTGCATACTGCCCATGAACATCACCAATGAAGAACATCTTAAAATCCTTTTGGACCTAAAAAAAAAGTCCTAAAGCCCTTTGTACTTTTACCTCTTTATGTGATATAAACGTGTTCGACAGACTACAACATATGTTTTCGACGTCCTGTAAAAATCTCAGATCAGTAGGACAATAATATTCAATATTAAAGTGTTTATCACTATAAGGTCTTTTCTCACTACCACAGAATACACACCTTCTTGTAAGCCATCTCCATGTCATTGTGAGTATCTTCATAAAAGTCCTAATGCCCGTTGTATTTTTGCTTCTTTACATGTTATAAACTTTCGCGACAAAGAACATCCATTAACTCCATTGCTTTGAATATCTGCTGCGTCGGTAGGACAACAATGTAAAGTACCAAATGGATGATACGATCTTTTCTTACTGCCACAAAATATACATCGTTGTATAATCCACCTATAAGATATTACAAGTATCTTTATCATACTAATTATACACTTAAGTTTTCATAAAGGTACAAAAAATTGGAGCGGGTGGAGGGGATTGGACCCTCGCGCTCAGTTTGGAAGACTGACATGCTACCACTACATCACACCCGCATTTATTCTGGGTTCCACGCAATCTCAAAACCCTGCCTATATACAATCAGTAGCTTCCAAATCCAAACGTGAAATACCCTAACTCCATAGTTTCTTCCATAGTCACCGTACACTACCCAAAACTCAAAAGACTTATAATAGTCTTCTAATTTTGGTGACCACGTCCCGAGTGCTTTCTGTACTTTTCTTTCTTTTCTTGTCATCATTTGGAGGTGCTACAGAGCCAATTACTTTGTATTCTTCACACTTAATGGTGACGATTTTAGATTCTTCAAACGTTCTAAATCCTCGTCAACCATCTCAATGATCATGTCTTCAAACATAATCAATGGTTGCCAATTCAATTTATCATATGCTTTAGCAGAATTGCCTAACAGCAAATCTACTTCCGCGGGACGAATAAATGTAGGATCAGTCACCACAAAATCTTTATAATTCATCCCTAAATAACTAAACGCAATATCACACATCTCAGCAATCGAATGCGTCTGGCCAGTTGAAATTACATAATCATCCGGTACATCTTGCTGAAGCATTAACCACATTGCACGTACATAATCCCGTGAATGTCCCCAGTCACGTTTTGACTCAAGATTACCTAAACGTAACTCGTTTTGTAACTCCAGCTTAATGCGAGCAACACCATCAGTTACTTTCCTTGTAACAAATTCCAAACCTCTCCGAGGTGACTCATGATTGAACAAAATACCTGAACTTGCGTGCATGCCATAGCTTTCACGATAGTTCATTGTAATATAATGTCCATACACCTTCGCAACACCATACGGAGAACGCGGATGGAACGGAGTAGTTTCACTTTGAGGTGTCTCATGTACCTTCCCAAACATCTCCGAAGACGATGCTTGATAAAATCGAATATTTAAATTGATTCTCCTAATCGCTTCAAGAATTCGAGTAACACCTAAACCAGTACTCTCTGCAGTATAAATCGGTTGTGCCCAACTCGTGGGTACAAACGATTGTGCAGCAAGATTATAAATCTCATGAGGCTGGTGTTTTTGTATTGCATCCATAATCGATGCCTGGTCCAATAAATCTACTTGCTCCAACTTAATCAAATGTCGGATATGATCAATCCGTTCAAACGGTTCAGTTGAAGATCTACGTACAGCTCCTATCACTTCATATCCTTTGTCTAAAAGGAATTCAGCGAGATAGGAACCATCTTGTCCTGTAATACCAGTAATCATTGCTCGTTTCATTACTTTTCTCCTCTTACAATTACTTAAGTCTTGTACTAAGGCTTCTTTTCGTTTCATGGTTCTAGCCCTTTTCTATACTATCAATTCTAAGCCGGTCTGCTATCTGTTCTTTGCGGAATTCATCGCTCCATTCCGTATGAGCAGTAGCCGCGAGAGCACCTAATTCCGTTAATATGAGTTCAACATTTTCAACAGTCCCCAACGCAATTTGAACTTTCCATTCTTTTATAGATAATCCACTCGGTTGAATTACCCCTTTTGCTACCAGAGAAAGTGCAGTGCTTTCTTTAATTTCCCCCCTATAATTCGAGTCACTATAAATTACATACCTCTTTTGCGACCAGGGCGCTTGGCGCAACGAATCGGCATTGAAAAGATTCCACAAAATTGCCTTGTCATACTCAGTCAATTCCATATATCATTATACATTCAATATTCATATAAAGTGCAACTATTTTGGAGCCGGTGAAAGGACTTGAACCCTCTTCAGCGGTTTACAAGACCGCCGCTCTACCAGGTGAGCTACACCGGCATAATTTGGCCGGGATGGAAAGATTTGAACTTTCGGCCTCTTGATTCAGAGTCAAGCGTTCTACCAACTGAACTACATCCCAGCATATTTTGGAGGACCCCCTCGGATTTGAACCGAGACACTTCGGCTTAACAGGCCGATGCTCTAACCATTGGAGCTAGAGGTCCGTAATTTTTATAGGCCGCCCGAGAGTCGAACTCGGAACCAATGGATTAAAAGTCCACTGCGCTACCATTGCGCCAGCGGCCCATTATAGGTCCCTGAGACTCGAACTCAGATTTTACCGGTTTAGAAGACCGGTGCCTTTCCAATTAGACTAGGGACCCTCGTAAGGCTTCCTGCATCTCTTTAGTTTTCGTTTTCGCATTTGATGTTACCCTATTTCTTTATAACCTTAACGGTTACATATTACTATACAGAATTTTTTGAAGAAAAATACCCGGTTTTTTCTTCATTTTTTCAACGAAAAATGTACCTATTTTGCGTTGCGCATTTTGGCGGAGGGTGTAGGGATCGAACCCACACAGGCTATTAACCCATCACGGTTTTCAGGACCGATAAGCACGCCAGCCTTGCGACCCTCCATAATTTAATTGGGCAGGTTGGGATCGAACCAACGACTACCTGTATATAAGACAGGTCCTCTACCACTGAGTTACTGCCCAGTTATTTGGTACCTCTGATAGGAGTCGAACCTATATTGCTCGGTTCGTAGCCGAGTGCCCTATCCATTGGACTACAGAGGCATATACATAGGCCTGGAAGGATTCGAACCTTCAAAATAATCGGGCTTAAACCGATTGTGTATGCCAGTTCCACCACAGGCCCAAATTTTGGCGGAGCGACTAAAGTTGCTGGAATACTCTAGTCCTCCGGGTTTAACCCCGGCGATGCACACTTACACTACCGCTCCTAATTTTTGGCGAGCAGCCTAGGAATCGAACCTAGCCACGAGGTTTTGGAGACCTTGTCGCCGCCTTGGAACATTGCCACCCATATTTTATACATGGCGCAGGAGAGATTCGAACTCTCAAAATCTGGCTTTTGAAACCAGCATGTATACCAATTCCATCACCGGGCTATAAAATGGTCTGGGTGGAAGGAGTCGAACCTTCGGCATCTCGGGTCCAGGCCGAGAACTCTGGCCACTGAGCTACACCCAGGTATTTAATAGCGGGTCAGGGAATCGAACCCTGCAAATAATAGGCTTATGAGACCCATTAGGTACCCAGACCTGCCACCCGCCAAATCTTCAAAATCAACACGCATACGCTCACCTCACCTCACACGGGACAAGTGAAAACCGTTGAAGAGCCGGAACTCTTAGTTTCTGTCCCGCAGAAAGTTTATCGTATAATATTATCGAGGGGTGTTGGTGACGGTAAAGAGACGGGCCACAAGACTCGATAACTACACGATCCCATACTGGTACCTCGCTGTACCGTATGTAATCTTGTTTTCTTATTAAATCGAAGTCTCATTGTCTCCACCATCTAAAGGCGTGTTATGCACTTATGTGTATTTACTTTGTTATATTATAGTACCCTTCACATAAAAAGAAAGGTCCAAATATTTTCATCTAACTTCTACGATTTTTTCTTCTACTCACATCTATGTGGCCACAACGTGTGCATGCGTTTTTTGTACGTGTTACATGACGACTACGTGGTGCCCGTGTTTCATCTTCTTGATCTTCTTGATATTCTTGATCTTCTTTAAGTTCACCGCCACATTTTTTACACCATCCCATAAGATCCCAAAATTTACGCGTAGGTGTTGAAGGACGATCACCTATGAGAATTAGTTTACCCTTAAAATGTCTCATGTCGCTTCTCCCGAGATTAAGTTGGTCGAATCATATAAGTTGCCTGTGAATACTTTTATACCACATAGGATTCCAGATAAGTTCAAAATTTTCTTTAGGCTTAAACAACATCACAAGCCTATTCAAGCAGGAATATGCTCAGGGCTTTCTGACGAATCCTATCTGCGTACTATTCCATCGATTATAAAATAGTTCCGTGAAAGCACTCTGCATATGGCTGATTGAATTTACTTGAAAAATATTGTAGGCTTAAAAACCTTTAGGAACTTTTCAGGCTCGACCAGTGTATAATAAGCATAGATTTAAAGGAGTATAAATATAGTGAAACGAAAAGATTACATCAGTTGGAATGAGCTTTTTATGGGTATCGCCAAGCTGGCAGCCCAACGGTCAAAAGATCCCAGTACACAATGCGGCGCCTGTATCGTCAAGAATAACAAGGTTATAGGTGTAGGTTACAATGGAATGCCTAACGGAATTCCTGACGATGACGATCTAATGTTTCCCTGGACTAGGGATGGAGATTTTCTTCATTCCAAATACGCATTTGTCGTCCATGCTGAACTTAACGCCATCCTTAATACGATCGACCCGTCACAACTCAAAGGCGCAACTATGTTTTGCACACTTGCTCCTTGTAACGAATGTGCCAAAGCAATTATCCAAACGGGCATCGAAACTGTCATATTTGACGCCTCATGGAGACCTGACGAATTTCATTTAGTAGCAAGGCGGCTACTTGAAAAAGTTGGAGTAAACCTTATATTATTCAACAACGATGAAGATTGATTCATTCCAAGGGGAATACAGATTCCTGTCCAACTTTTTTCTTTGTAACATAAACTACAACGGAAGAACCTACCCATCTACTGAACACGCCTTCCAGGCTCAGAAAAGTTTAAGGCAAATGGACCAGTGTGAAATCGCAAAGCTCAAAGATCCAGGACAAGCCAAACGCGCTGGTCGAAAACTAAAAATAAGAGGTGACTGGAACGATATCAAACTCGACATCATGAAGAAAATTCTCGAAGTCAAATTTAAAGACCCTGAACTAGGCCAAAAATTAATGAACACCGCGCCAGCTGAACTAATCGAAGGCAATAATTGGAACGACCGTTACTGGGGCATCTGCAAAGGTCAAGGCCTAAATAACTTAGGCATAATCCTAATGAGCATCCGTGACAGCCTAGAATACAATCAAATGTCCTCCACCGAACTTTTAGTCCAACTCGCCCTTGGCACGTTCGACCCATACGATCTAGCAGCACTTATACATTCATCAAAAGATCCATCTGTACTTACGGCGACTGCAAAATACTTCGTTGGAATTAAAGTAGAATCTGATGGTGCTGTAGCGGATGAAGCATATGCTGATATAATATTAAATACATTTATAACTAACGAAAATACTCCTCCATTAGTCAAAGAATATGTTATGTTGGCCAGACAGATAAAAAGTCTTGAAAATTGTAAACGTAATAAATTAACAATGGGAGCCAGTCACTACTACAATGTAGCAAAAGAACCACTACAGCGTGATCTCGACCGTATTCATTCTCTCCTATTTGAAGATTAAATGTAAACTATTTATCACTAACTAATGTACAAGTATCATGACTGATAAAGAAATTTTTATACAATTTGCCCTTGGTACAATTAACCTTTCACTATTACATGAAATAGTTCAAAACACATCCAATCCTAAAATACTAATGAAAGCAGCGTATTATTTTGTCAAAGAAAATTATAGAGAGGATAATACCTTTAAAAAAGAATCTTTCAGAATTGCACGTGCCTTTACAATTAATGATATGACTAATGCAGACCTTAAACAGTATATTATAACAGCACAAGCTATAAATCGCTTATCCATCGAAAGTCCCTTTGCAGGGGTCGAGTCTCGTCGTACACTTTCATTAAATTGTCGAAAAGAACAATTTAAAAAACTACTGAATAAAAAAATCATCTTTTTTAGTTTTTGCCCTTGTAATTTTTTAAATATATGATATACTTAAATTAGAAGGGGGAATACAAAAATGAATACAGACCAGGCTTTAATAATAGGAAAGCAAATATTAAAACAACATAATATTTTTGATTGGAATATTGAAATTGATAGGGCTAAAAAAAGGTTGGGGTGTTGCCATTGGAAAACTAAAAAAATAACTTTATCTAAAGAATTTACAGAATTAAATAATGAAGCTATTATACTTAATACCATAAAGCATGAAGTAGCCCATATTATAGCAGGGTATACAGCAGGGCATGGTCAATACTGGAAAGTTATTTGTAAAATTGTAGGTTGTAATGATTCAAGATTTGTAGATTCTAGTATAATAAATAGACCTAAAGGAAAACGAATATATATTTGTCCTATATGTAAAGAAACCTATACCTACAATAGAATATTAAAGAGAAATTATAGTTGTATTACTTGTAGCACAAAAAATAATAATGGCAAATATACTGAAAAATATAAATTAATATTAAAATAGGGGGTGCAATATGTTATATGAAAAACTGAAAGCCAGGCATGAAATAAGGGATTTAAGGGATAAAATAAAATTTAGATTGAATGATAGAATATTAAAAATAGGCAATAAAATACAATTATCGGAAATTAAAATTATACAAATTATAAATGGTATAATTTTAGAGGGTAAAGCTTGCGAGTATTGTAATGATTTATATCCTGAAATAGATTTAAGAGAAGTAAAAGGGGATATATTATGCGAGAAGTGTATAGATGATAGTTTTTCTTATTGCGATGAATGCAACGATTATGAATATAGAGATAAAATAAATATATTAAATGATGAATTTTTTTGTGAAGAGTGTTATTATTTAGAAAAACAAGATTTATATAGTATTCATATTATTAAAAATAAAAAATTAAAAGCGTTGGCAAGGTTATTTAAAATTAAACATATAGAATTAAATTACAAAAATTTAAAGTTATATACATTTACTATTGACAAAAATTTATGGAATATAGAAACCTATGCTAATAATTGCTTTAGACTTGGGTCTTGGGGAGCTAATTCTTGGATTGATATAGGAAAACATGAAATTGATTTATTGGGGGCTATTGATTACAATTTAGGGTATAATAGGGATAAACTAACAAAAATAAATAAAGGATAAAATTATGTATATATATCATTATAGCAATATAAATATCAAAAATAAAATTGAACCTGAATTTTTTAGTGCAAATTTATATTCTAAAAATGATAAAAATATATCTAATTTAGCTAGAAGTTTTTTCTTTACTTCTGAATATATCCCTGAGTATAGGTTTAAAAATTGCCAATATAAATATATAATAAGCATAAATAAAGCCAGGTTATACGATTTAAAAATAGACAAATATAATTACAAAAAAAAATATAAAAATATATCTGATTTATTGAGATTTTTAAAAAATAAATATAATGGTGTGATATATAATTTAGGATATGAAGTAGTAAATTTATTTATACCTATAAAATATATATCTAAAACAATAAAGGGGGTGTAATATAATTATTGATAAAGTCGACTATGATATAGTATGTGGTTTTTATGAATATGAAAGCAGTTTAGAGACATTGGCAAGTGAAATATAACTATATTAGGAGAAAATTATTATGAAAGTAAAAGACTTAATTAAATATTTACAGCAAGAGGGAATAAATAAAAATGCAATAGTATGGTTAGGAACAGATTTTACTTATTGGGATTTTTCAGGCATTAATACTGATGATAAAGGAGATATTGTCTTAGATGTTGCAGGAGGAGATAAAGAAGCATAATATAGGAGGATTTTGATTATGGCAAATGATATTAATATGTGGCAAGATATTGAGGAATTGGAAAAAATCCCTAACAAACAAAACCAGGCAGAAGATTTACTTGCTTTGTATTGCAATAGATATATAGAGTATAATCCTATAACATTAGAACGATTAAAGAGAAAATATATTGATAAATATGGAGATTTAGATAATTATGTATAATAAAAGGAGGGATTAATTATGAAAGAGGTTATAATTAGATTTAGATATGAAGAAGCAAAAGAATTAAAAAATGACCAATATTATAAAGATTTAGCATTTAATGAAATTTATAATAGCAGTGATGTATTACAGTCTGAACATTTTGAAATAAAAAATATAAATTAATATGTATACTACTATATGCCCAATTTGTAAACGGAAAGAGAAATTTGACTTAATTACTTTTAGAGAATTAGCTAAAAAGGGTGTAATTATACCTATATGGAAAGAACAAAGTTTTAATGCAGACGGAATTAAATATTGTGATGAACATAAAAAAGGAGGAACAAATGAATAATTACAAGGTATCAAGTAAGGACTTATCTCTTAAAAACAAGTGCTTATTATGTGGTAAAAAGATTGATTATGATGAATACGCATACGAAGATTATTTTGTATTATTCAGAGGACATTCAGAAGAAACTTTTCAAGGTGTTATATGTTTTAATTGTATTATTGAAAAAAGGAGAGTAAATAATTATGGGAAAAACTTATAAGATAAGACTAGAGGAACGGAAACGTAAAGCAAATAGATTAGGTAAAGCTTATTATCATAGCACTAATAAAGGAGAAGTAAATAGGTTGCCTTATGCTAAGGTTTTATTAGATGATATAGAAAGAAATAATAATTTTACACAAGGGGGATAATATGAAAGTAACGTGTTTTGATATTGATTGGGATACTGACGGATTAAAGACTAAACTACCTAAAAAGACAATAGTAGAAGTAGAAAGTTTTGATGAAGTTGTTGACGCTTTATCTGACAAATTTGGTTGGTGTATAAACAGTTTAAAAATAAAAGAAGAAAAATAACTTGTGCCAAAACATAAAAGATATGGTATACTTATAATAGAGGAGATAATACAATGGTAACTAAAAATACAGTAAGATGTAATGGTTGTGGTTGGGAAGGTATAGAAGAGGGTTTAAAACTTATAAATGAAGGATATTACGAAAAAATAAAAGAAAATACATATTTTAAAGGCTGTAAAAATTGTAGAACAGATGAATATTTAATGGATATATAAGGATAATATGAAACGTAAAAAATATAAAACAAAATCTAAGAGCAAAAAGAATAGTAAAGAATTAAGAGAATATGCTAAAAAAGTAAAAGAAGAAGCAGGTATATCTACTAGAAGGCAATTTGTAAATTTAGTTTGTATTAAATGTAAAGAAGAATATCATATAAGAGTAAATAATAAAGATAACTGGACTGATAATATGAAAGATAATTATATATGCTTAGTTTGTAAAAGTGGGAATAGTAATTGGAGAACCAGATTAGAAAGAAAGGGGTTATTATGAATAATGAACATACTTTGATTGATGAAGAAGGTAATAGTTGGAATATAAAATTAAAAATAGAAAATAACAAATTATATGCTATTTGGGACGGAGTAGACTATTTTGGTGGCAATGTAGGCAATGGGTGGCTTTGTTCCTACAATATAAAGGAGATAATATAATGTATGTAACAATGAATAGGACTAAAATTATAGCAATTGGTAAAGATAGTGCAATTATAAATTATTTAAGAGAGATTTTTACTCATTATCAATTTAATTATGGGCTTTCTACTCAATTAAAAATAGAATACTCTGGGCAATACTTTCATTCAATAGATAATATTATTAGTATTACCACTGCTGACAGGCATTTTCATATTACCAAAATATATTTGGAGAAATTTAATAGAAATATACCTATAAATAAAGAGGAATATCTTATAGGCGCTTTATTACATGAAATAAAACATGCAATAGAATGGCAAGATGACCCTGAAAAATTAGACTTAGAACGAAGCATGGTGGATAATAAATTATATTTTTCTAATATAAATTACCATAATAGTATTCCATTAGAAAAAAGAGCCATTAATTTTGCTAATGAAGAAAAATGTAGGTGGATTGATATATGGAAAAGGGTAAAAAGATGATATATATTAATTATGAACAAAATAATAAATTACAAAGGCTTATAATAGATAAAGATAATTATATAAAAAAAGTTATAGAATTATTAAAAGATGAAACTGTAATTAAAATATTCATACATAAAAGAGAGGATAAACAATGAAAATAAAAGATATACCAAAAGATTTAGTAGGTTTTATATTCTATATAGACCTAAAAAGACTTGAAAAATTTTCATCTGAAAAAAAGAAAAAAATAGATACTAAAATTTTTAATTTAGGATATGTTCAAGCTATTAAGTGTCCAATGGGAGCAAGAAGTGGGGTAATAATAGAAGTAGAAAGATATAGAAAGGATATTGAAGAAAAAACATTAAAAGAGATACGCAAAGAAATAGTGTCTGTTATTAAATAAATTAATTTGCATAAACCTAAAGAAAGAAAAGGTATAAAATGATTTTATTAAAATGTAAAAAATGTGGATATATGAGAGAAGAAAAAGGTAAGGTATTTCATAATCATTGCTATAGGTGTAAAACATTAGATAGTATGGTGATTATAGCCAATAATGAAGAAGAAGGACTAACAGAAGCATTAGAGCAATTAAAAAAACCAATTTATAATGAAATAGCAAATTATATATGTATAACTAGAATGGAAGAGAATATACAAGAATTAGGACATGAGAAATGTTGGGAAATTATAGAAAGAATGGGAA